ATGGAAGTAGAAGAAGTAAAAGAAGTAAAAGAAAACGCACTGGAAACCGTATACAATGCTTATTACGACATGTATATGAGTAAGGCACAAAACGAAAGCGAGATTATCGCAAAGATGAAATCGTTCGTAGCTAGCAACTACGTAGAGGCGTTTACGAAGACCGAAATTATCACGAAAGAGGAAGCTGAAAAACAGTGTGAAGCCGCTTTTAAAGAAGTAATTAAGGATACGCAAAAGGAAGGGGCAAAAGAAAAAGCAAGAAAGATTATGGCGAATATAAACGCGGTAACAAAAGCTGAAATCTATCTTGATGAACATAAACATGATATGAATGAGGTTAGTTATTACGAAACTAAACTGCACCTTACCGCTATGGTAATGAGAATGGATGGTGTAATCAAAGGGCTCGAAACACTTGTCGGATACGATCTGTTAACAATGGACGAAGTAGCAAATCTCTTGAATACAAGAAAGTTGGCAGCTCTTAAAGGTTTAGTAGACAATGCAGTGATGGAGGAAAAATAAATGAGGTGGATTGGACGGGGTGGGACATATTATAGCGAAAATGATTTAGTTATCCTTCGAAGGGTTAATGGGAAGTGGAACGGCACTTCCCCAAATGGGGATTGGCTGCTTGAAGCTGAATCATTAAAGAAAGCGAAAGCGATTGCAGAAGCAATAATTAAGAATAGAGAGGTTTATTAAGATGACAGAACAGGAAATGAAAAACGAAGCTATTGTAAGAATGAAGATGTTAAAAATCTATGGAAACGCAATTCGCGATTTCCGAAAGAAAGACCGTGTGTTGAATAAGTCGGAGGGATACGGTGCATTGTACTGGCTCAACGACGAAGAAAAAGAAGCCGTAAAGGTCTTTGAAGAAAAGACAGGGAACATGGTGTACACATGTATCCTGAATCACTTCGAGTTTGGAGAATGCTTGACGATGCTGTATGTGTCGGCAAATCCGCTTGATTGGGAAGGAGAACGTCGAGAGGTTCTTAACAGAGAACCATGGGTATATGTGTGGAACAAAACCTTTGACTATGAATCGGAAAGTGGATACATCAGAGTAAAGCCGCAGTTTGGTGGACTAATTAGAACTTGCTAATTTTAAAAGGAGCAAAAAATGATCTATGGCGACGTAAAGGTGAATTGGGTCGTAGAAGATGATGCGAATGTGTTCGCTGGTATTTCGAATCAAGGATATCAGAGAATTATTTGCCTCGATCCAGGTGAGTACAAAGGAAATCCAAATGAGTTTGAAACCCAAATAATAATCCATAACTCATTTCAGCTACCGCCAACGAGAAAAATTCCTGATATAAATAGGGCGTGTCCGTTACTTCAAGAGATGTTTTGGCGGTCAGTTGAAAACGAGACTGGAATGGCATTTGTTGAATCTGATGAGATCGAAGAATTAGAAAGTCAATTTCAAAAGCCAATTTCTAATTTGTTAGATGAATTATGGAGCGATGTCAAGAAATTCAATTTAGAAGGAATTGTAGAGGACGGAGCGGGCGAAGGATGCCTTCTGATCGGATATAGCATTTTAGAGACTTGCTTTAAGTGGAGGGAAGGAAATGAATAGAATCAAATGGCGCATTAGACGGGAGATATTAACGGCGGTAGACTTTAATCCTGCGTCGCTTATTGAATTGGAATTAAATGGTATTGTCACGGAACTTCTTGTAACTGATAATGATTTAGAAGATATACTTTGCAGTGCTTTTGATGGAATAGCATACTGGTGTAAAGATGTTTATCCGAAAGATGGACAATGGTATGGGTATTTTACGGAGGAACACGTAGTAAAAGGCGGAACACTCATTTTGAAAGATTTGGATGGAAAGCAGTACCAACTTAATAAATTCAAGATGCTTCGTGGAATTGCTTACTTGATTGCGTTGAGCAATTTAGACCTCTCGAACTACGGATTTGAAAATAAAGATGCATATTATGTGAATGCCGAAAATACGTTACTCATGTTAAAGGCTTCACATTGCCTTTATACTGGGGATATTGATGCTTATATTGCTGACTTAATTGTGCAGTATGGAATTTTTGGAAAGCAGGTGTTTGCATAATGTATTTTAGCCAGTTATTAAACGTTCTTGACATGGACGTGTGGGTTACAATTTGCCGGAACGAATACAGCGGTGAAGATCCGTTATATGATGGAAACCTTGAGAATTTGCCGTTTTCAAAATTTAGGGAATGGCACGATTTAAAGATTGCAAAAGTAACCCCATTGTCAGCTAATTCAGTTGCCCCGTTTCTTGCTATTGAAATTAAAGGAGCTAAAAAATGAGGAAGTACAAAGGCATTAGAGCTGCCAGTTTCGATACGCATTGTTTGTCGTATGGCAACAGTGGCGGTAGATTAGAGAGTTTCAAGGTCGTTATTGAATACGATCCTAAAGCCGACAAAATCACAAGTTCGTTTGTTACTACAGATACTAAATTCGTATACAAAGAACCACCCTCTGATATTGTCTCATTTGAGACGTTTAATGCCATGTCTCGAACTGACATTAAAGAAAGAATCGAAGCGGAGCTAGAACGGAGGGAAAAACATGGCACATCAGTACATGTATCAGATTGAGGCATGGCACAAAGGGTGCCAAAACCATCCCCTTACAGAAGAATGTGATGAGATTGTACGAGGTATTGATAATGATGTATACGATTATTGCGAGAAATGCGACTGGAAACCAATCGTAAACTTTATGTGGCGAATCATGGATTCCGACGTAGGAATAACCATGACTACCAAAAAACTATTCTTTATGAGCGGGAAAAACATGCACGATATTAAATGTGGAATGTGTCGAGGGTATTTATATGGCATGGTGCGACCAATTTCGGAAGAGTTAGTGGTTTGCACTGGAGAGCAACCGATGACGTTTAAGGAATGGATCAAAAAGTTGGCAGAGCCAAACAGGTGGTATGAAATTGTAGCGGTGTTTGACTGTCACGTGTAAAGCGATTAGTTGACGGAAAGGGGAAATAAATGATATGATTTTAACAGGAGGATTTATTATGAAAACAGGAACAGAAATTGTGCAGCAATACATGGAGAAAGAAAAAGTCGGTTTATCAGTACTGGCAAGACGTAGTGGGTTAACCCGTCAAGCGTGCAGGCAGAGATTTGTATTGCAAAAGGATGTAACGGTTAAGAAGTTTTTAGAAATGATGGCTTGTCTTGGGTATGCCATGGAACTAAAAAAAGTAGGATATATTCGCGTTGTACCGGGCGAGCTAGAGGAGATCCGAAATAATAATAACCAAATGGGACTATTTTTCTGCGAAGATAATGACAAATATATTGCCTTCGATAATCGAACTGGAACGCCTAGCGAAATAGAGTTTGACAGCGAAGAAAAATGTATTAAGTATTTAAATACAATCCAGTAGAAGTAGTAACTATAGCAGTTTCTAACCCCAAAGGGGGTAAATTTAATAAAGACATAAAACAGCCCAAGAATAACTGGGCTGTTTTATTGTGTACTAAGTTAAGAAGCAACATATAGGGATAAATCACTTTCAGAATATACTGTAAATATTTAGAAAAACCGTAGAAGATTTACGGTATAATCATATGTTATAATTATTGTAGCCAACGAATAAGCATTTGCGAGTTCCATTCTATCAAGCGAGAATACTTCTAAGCGTTTCCGCAAAAAAGAATTGGCTTTCTTCCTTGTGGTCATGCCCATTGGCATGACACCTCCACAAACCTGACAAGGTGAAGCAACACACCTTGTCGCATGGAAGCGTACCCAAGAGGTCAAAGGGAACTGTCTTGAAAACAGAGAGCTGGGAAACTGGGCGTAGGTTCGAATCCTACCGCTTCCGCCATGGATACATGACCGAGTAGTCGAAGGTGCTTGCCTGCTAAGCAAGAAGCGGATTGTAAGCCGCTCGTAGGTGCAAATCCTACTGTATCCGCCAATAGCCTACCCAAGTGGCTTAAAATATAGGGGCGTATCCTAACCGCATGGGAGCGCGTAATATCGTTGCGGTATCACTCCATGTAGTTATTCTACATGGAATTATAGGGGGTTCGCCAAGAGGTAAGGCACAGGAATTTGACTCCTGCATCGATGGTTCGATTCCATCACTCCCTGCCAATGGTTGCCGAAAAGGCAGCACTCTCCGGGGGCGAGTATAAATGACTCCCACCAGCTCCGCACAACATGCCATGGCAAAAATGTAGCGTGCGGCTGACAACATGTCATCAGTATAAAGGACAGAGCGCAATCCACAGCGATAGAGTGGCGTGCTAAAGTTTCCTTACGAAAATGGAAGGATGGTTCGGAGCACCTTAAAAGTGTCCGGTGCGCGCTACACCTACGAAAAAGCGTGTCCCTGCATGCATGGGACGGTACTAGTGCTGTTTCTAAGGCTCTAAACAGGGGGTTCCACTTACCGGAGTGGTGAGTTATCGTTAAGCTCATGCACAGAAAAACGGCGTTTCTTCCTTCGGGTCTAACGTAAAAAGGAAAATACTCTGCTGCGGAGTGTTGGAGCAGTCGTGGATGCTAAAAGTTCCCAACGTTAGGGGAAGTAACAGTGTGAATACGCTCTCAACTAATTCTAAAGCGAACTTTTGATGGGTTCACATGTGCCGGACGTACTATCGGGTTATCGTACTCATGAAGTGTAGCCGTCATTGGGAAAAACTAGGCTGCGCCGCTTAAATGTTTCTTGGCTAAGGAAAGTTAGCTCTGCGCTTGTGCGGGCGTAGAGCGCATATGTGGGTGAAATCGGCTAACTACCCGTTTTACCCTTTACATGAGCAAAAGAGGGGCGACGACCTGTTTTGCTCGGCATGAAGATTCGGTTTCCTCCGAATGATAAGTGCAAGGTGAGCCACGAGCTTGCCTTGCATATGGGTTTGTAGCTCAGTTGGCTAGAGCGATTTTGTGTCGAGGGTTCAAGTCCTTCCAAACCCACAATGCGTCTTTGGGGATATAGCTTAAATGGTAAAGCAAGCGGCTCATAACCGCTTCGATGTGGGTTCAAGTCCTGCTGTCCCCACCATTTTCGTAGTATCGCGAAAATGGTTTACAATACATGGGCAGCTATCCAAGCGGCTAAAGGACAGACCGTAAGTCTGAGTCAAAAGACTTCACTAGTTCAAATCTAGTGCTGCCCACCATGTATGCGACTAGGGAGTATAGAGTAGCTAACCGTAAATTTGCGGTCAAAAGACTTCGCTAGTTCAAGTCTAGTGCTGCCCACCAATGTAAATGAGTGTAAGGTTTCTCCACTTGAGAGGGACTGATCCACCGTTTACACCCCCTCAATGTTTGCCTCTTATGTATTCATGATGAGTGTACATTAGAGGCACTGCATGGTTAGGTAGTTTAATGGTCAAACGGGCGACCTGAAATCGCCAAATGATGGTTCAAATCCATCCCTAACCCCAGCGGTCTAGCATCCATGCAAAAACCGCATTACAACTTAACACCTGCCTTGTAACAAAGCATAAGTCGATATGTTGTGCCTAATACTTTTATCTTATGTTTTTTGCTGCTAAACCAAAGATTTTCTTTGATATCGGAAAACAGGGCAGGTCAAATTTAACTCCTACGGCGTTTAGTCGTAGGTTTTTTATTGGAGGGACGAATTATGGAAATTGTAGAGAAGAAGGTCGGCGAACTTAAAGCGTATGAAATGAAAATAATCCGCGAAAGAACGACAACGCCGTGGAAGCTGTAGCAAACTCAATTCGAGAGTTTGGGTTCAAAGTGCCGATCGTTATTGATTCAAATGATGTGATTGTATGTGGACATACGAGACTGAAAGCGGCAATTCAACTGGGAATGGAGATAGTTCCATGCGTTGTTGCTAGTGATTTAAGTAAGGAACAAATTAGAGCGTTCCGACTTGCAGATAATAAAACGGCAGAACTTGCCACCTGGGATTTTTCTAAATTGTTCGATGAAATGCAGGGAATCAACCTTGATATGACTGATTTTGGATTCCCCAATACGGATCAGATGCTCGAGGGGATATTCGAAGAGGACGAATGTGAAGAAGAAAAGGAAGAAGATACCAAAGAAGACGATCAAGGGTATAAAGTTATTGTGAAATGTCCCGACGGAAGGGCGAGGGACGAACTGATTTCCTTATTGCAAGAGCATGAGTTTGATTGGAGCGAAAAATGAAAAAATATATACAGTGTTATATAGAGATCGAGGGCATGCATCGTTGGGAAAATGCGCCGCGTCGCTTCGAATACCTGTCTCACCTTCACAGGCATACCTTTAAGATTCGGACAGTATTCGAAGTTATTGATGATAACAGACAGATCGAGTTCATCCAAAAGGAACGAGATATTAAAAACTTTCTTCTCAAAGAGTTTGGAGATGAAGAAGGTCTCTGCAATTTTGGCGGGATGGCGTGTGAGCATATCGCGAAAAAGATTATTCAAAAGTTTCACGCGGAGGCATGCCAAGTATTAGAAGATGGGGAAGGCGGTGCGCTCTATGTTAGGGAAGAATGTGAAGGTGCATTTCGTGGACACTGGATTGACCAAACAGTTAGATAAGCTGGTAGCGTTAATCACTGCAGATGTACACTATATGCTTTATTCCTGCTTTCCTTATATCAACAAAAAGAAAAATTCGTATGTTGATAACTACGATATCCCTAGGCTACTTCATCAGTTTAACCACGTTATTCAAGATAGTGGACTGTTTACTTTGATGTTTGGCGCAAAACGAAACCAAAAATTAACCTATGAAGATTTGGTGGAATGGCAAGATCGCCTAATTCAATTTGTCCAAGAAAATAATATTGATGCGACATGCGTAGAAGTAGATGCACAAAAGCTGATTGGTGCAGAAAAAACCTGGAAGCTAAGAGAGCGAATGGATAAGTTGTTAAAAAATCGACAGATTCACGTTTTTCATTTAGAAGATGGGCAGTATGGGCTAGATCGGTTAATTGAATACTCTGACTACATCGCTATCAGTGTTCCGGAATTGCGAATACACAGAAGAAAGACCTATGTTCAGGATGTTCACAATTTAGCGACATACATAAAAAGAAGAAACCAGGCATTGATATTCATCTTCTTGGGTGTACGGAATTGAAGATACTTGCACAAAACACATTTTGCACAAGTTCCGATTCTAACTCATGGATGCAAGGTATAATGTATGGCACTCATAGACAGTTTGGCAAGGCAAGGTATATATCACAATTGAAGCGAGATTTAATAGATTCCTATGAAAAGCAAATTTTACTTACTTCTGGAATGATTCCATGGCAACCATCAACTCCCAAAACGTACGATAACATAAAAAGAGAGTGCGTGATGGCGAGAAGCTGTAAGGAACAATATGCATTATGTGTAGGTGATCAAGAATAGGAGGAATGGGAATGTATACAGTAACAAAAAGATTGGAAGTGGCTGGCGCACACAAGCTCACACTTCCATATAAAAGCAAGTGCAGTAACCTTCATGGGCATAACTGGATTATCTACGTAACCTGCAAAGCAGAAACGCTCAATGAAAATGGCATGGTCGTAGATTTCAAGCACATTAGTGAAGCAGTAAAGGACAAGTTAGATCATCAGTATGTAAATGAGGTTCTGCCAAACATGAACCCAACTGCGGAAAACATTGCCAAATGGATTCATGACAACGTTCCGTACTGCGTAAAGGTACAGGTACAGGAAAGCGAAGGGAACGTGGCTATCTATGAAGAAACTTAAAGTTAACGAAATTTTTGACAGCATTGATGGAGAAGGGCGTAGAGCTGGAGAGCTTACGTCCTTTATTCGTCTTACTGGATGTAACCTTCGATGCACGTACTGCGATTCTATATATACTTTCCACGAAGGGGAAGAAATGGAAATCGAAGATATTGTAAAAAAGGTATCTTACAAGAATGTTACATTAACAGGCGGCGAACCGTTGTATCAAGATGTGCATGAACTACTGGATGGGCTTACGGAACATGATGTTAACATTGAGACAAACGGCAGCATTTTAATTATTCCATACATGCGACATAAAAATGCATGGTTTACGATTGATTACAAGTGTGGGTGCTCCGGCATGAGCAAGCATATGTTAGAGGATAATTTTTGGGCACTAAGAAAACAAGATGTACTGAAATTCGTTGTAGGAAGTCAGGACGATCTCGATCAAGCCCATAACATGTGTAGCACGTATAAACCCAAAGCACAGGTATATATAAGCCCGGTGTTCGGTAAAATCGAGCCGAGAGACATTGTAGCGTATATGAAGAAGCACAATTTACAAAACTGGCGTATTCAGTTACAACTTCACAAGTTTATATGGGATCCAATGAAAAGAGGCGTGTAATACATATGGAAACGGACAATAAAGCGGCAGAAGATGCCATTATTGCATTATTAAAAGCTATGAAAATCGATCCGGCAAAACACCCAGGGATAAAAGATACACCAAAGAGGGTGGTTAAGATGCTAAACGAAGTATGGGAAGGCGAACGCTATAGCAATGATGATATAGCGAAAATGTTCGGGAAAAATTTCCCAACTACATCCAAAGGCATTGTTATTGTAAAAGACATTCCGGTATTCTCTTATTGTGAACACCACCTTGCACTAATGTATAACATGCGAGTAGACGTAGGTTACATACCGAACGGAAGAGTTATCGGATTATCAAAAGTAGCGAGAATCGCTGAAATGTGTGCAAAACGGTTACAACTACAAGAAAAGCTCGGAAGAGACATCTTGGATGTTATGGGAAAAATCGTCGGAAACAATGTCATTGTAAGGGTAGAAGCAGAACACTCATGCGTAACCGCAAGAGGCATAAAGAAACCAGGAACGAAAACAGTAACATTGGAGACTAGCGGTATCTTCGACGGAATAGAAGAGCAAGAGCGTTTTTTGAATATGCTGAAAGGATAAAAAGGGAAAGGAGTGTAAAATATGGGAAAGAAAGCACGGGAACTAAGCAATAGCCCTGAGGGGTTAGATAGCGATAAAAAAAAAGAACCGCGTCAATTTGACAGCCCCATAAAAAAGATACCTACCGACGAAGAACTGGAAGAAGCCCTCGAAAATAGCGGTGGCGTACAAGAGGCGGCTAGTGTTTGGCTTAGAAAAAACAAGGGGATCATATACGCTCGAAGCAGCATTTCGGGAAGAATGAAAAGAAACCCAAAACTTAAAGAGGCAGCAGGGCGTGGCGTAGAAAAACTTTTGGATTTAGGTGAGGTCAAACTTTTCGAAGCCGTTCAAAAAGGTAACATGACGGCTATTATATTTTTTTTGAAGTGTAGGGGCAAGAAGCGTGGATACATCGAAAAATTAACAATCGGTGGAAACATTGAAACACAACATAAAGAAAATGCAGCCAGCCACTTGTCTGATGAAGAACTCAAAGCGGTAATGAACAAAATTCTAGACGAGAAAGGAAGCTGAAAATAATGAACGAAGCACAAGGCGTTTACGACTTTAAAACCGAAGCATGTAGGCGCTTTTTGTGGTTCTATTGTCGTGTGAAAAATCCTAAATTCTACAGTCCCGAAAGGACACACCTCAAAGAATTTTGCGAGAAACTACAAGAGTTTACAAAGTCGGATAAAAAAGCAATGGTGGTAAATATGCCTCCACGACACGGGAAGAGTTTTACCGCGTCCCATTTCATTGAATGGCTACTAGGTAACTACCCTGACAAAAAGATTATGATGGGTTCATACAATGATATTCTTTCGACGAGGTTTTCCAAGCTAGTTCGTGATGACATTTCGGAAATTAAGGGCGATGCAGATAAGATAGTATATAGTGATGTGTTTCCGGATGTAAAAATCAAAAGCGGCGACGGAGCAATGAACCTTTGGAGCATTGATGGATACTACAATTCTTATCTCGCTACATCTCCTCAAGGATCTGCTACGGGATTCGGTGCTGACTATCTCGTTATTGACGATTTAATAAAGTCCTCACAAGAAGCGTATAGCGATATGGTAAAAGAAAAGCACTGGGATTGGTTTACTAACACGATGCTTTCTCGTTTAGAAGAGGGCGGAAAGATTATCGTCATTATGACACGGTGGGCAAGCGATGACCTCGCAGGAAGAGTGCTTGATTATTTCAAGCCTGAACAGGTTGAACATATCAATTACACCGCCGTTCAAAAAGACGGATCGATGCTATGTGAGTCCATCCTATCAAAAGAAAGTTGCGACCAAAAGAAGCGACTTATGGGATTGGACATTTGGTCAGCTAACTATCAGCAAGAACCTATCGACATCAAGGGGCGTTTATATACATCGTTCAAAACCTATACGGATGTGCCAAGAGATATGGCTGGCTATCCGTTATTTACATCAGTTAAATCCTATTGCGATACTGCCGACGAAGGAAGCGACTACCTTTGTAATATCATCTATGGCGTTTACGAAAACGATGCCTATGTTTTAGATGTTCTATACACGCAGAAGCCCATGGAATACACAGAGAGCGAGACGGCAAAACGCCTCGCTTCTTTTAATGTCCGAATAGCCGATATCGAATCAAATAACGGTGGACGAGGTTTTGCGAGGGCTGTAGAGAAGCAACTCAAAGAAACCTATCACTACCATCGGTGTAAGATTTGCTGGTTTCATCAAGGCGAAAACAAAAGGGCAAGGATCCTCTCAAATAGTACAGCAGTTATGGATCATATTTTCTTTCCTGCCAACTGGCAAGACAAGTGGACAGAGTTCTACGACCACCTCCACAAGTTCCAACGGGAAGGGAAGAACGCCCACGATGACGCAGAGGATGCACTGACTGGTGTTATTGAAAAAATGAACCGGACAGGCATAAAAATCAATCCAATTATTTTGAGATAGAGAGACAGGGGTGAGAAAGTGAAAATTCGATTTGACATTTTGTCTCGATGGACTAAACCGGGAAAGGATGGCGCATTTAATACAAGGATTGAAAAGTATCAAATCCCGGACACGATTGGCAAGCCTGATTTCAGCAGGAAGCAGAAAATGGCAATGGATGAATGCTTTGCCCCTGTACGGACATTGCTTTCGCACACGATAGAGGGAATATCAGAGGAAGGGTTGCCGTCATTCCCCGGATACACGATGCTAACTGGATTATCCCAAAATCCACTCATTCGAAGCGGGGTTGAGATGAGAGCCAAAGAAATGACTCGTAAGTGGGGTGAAGTGGTTAGGACCGGGGATAATGACAATGAAGATAATGATTCGATCAATGAAATCACACGGGCATTGGTAAAGTTCAAGGTCAAGAAGCTATTCCGAATGGCAGCTGAAAAGAACGGATACCTCGGAGGCTGCCTCCTTTTTATTGATACAGGAGAAGAAACTAGCGAGCTGGTTAATCCGCTTATATTCGATGCTAGGACGTTCCCTATTGGTTCACTGAAAGGCTTTAAGTTAATAGATCCATATACGGTTTATCCCGGTGTATATAATGCTACTAACCCATTATCACAAAACTACTATAAGCCGTCGGTATGGTATGTTCAGGGCGTTCCCGTACACTCAAGCAGATTCCTATTCTTCCGAGAAAGCGAGATGGAAGATATGCTGAAACCTGCTTACAACTTTTTTGGCATGTCATTGTCACAAAAGGTTCTTGATGCAGTCAGTCACTACACCGCAGACAGGGAGAGCGCAAGCAAGTTATTAAAGAAGGTCAGCCTCGTCATTTTGAAAACTGACATGCAGGATGTTTTGACAGGCGGGGGCGACCTTGACCTGAAAAACCGTTGCCAGTATTTCGTGAATAACTGGGATTATGAAGGAATGGCTGTTATCGATAAAGACACCGAAGACATGGCTATCTTTAATAACACCCTTTCGGGGGTTATCGACATTGTAAGGCAGGCAATGGAATACGTTGCTGCCATGTTCAATGAACCTGCCACGAAGATGTGGGGCATGTCACCTGCTGGATTTAATGCCACTGGCGAAAGCGACATGAAGAACCACTATGACAACATAGCATCCCTTCAAGAGCAGATGTTCAGCGATAACATGCAAAAGATTCTTGAAGTCATTCAGCTTAATCTTTATGGGAGTATTGATAGCGATATTGAGTTCAAATTTGCACCGTTGTCAGATGAAGCTGACATGGCACAAGCGAACACAAACAAAGTCAAAGCTGAAACTGATTCGATCTATGCAAGTCTCGGTGTGGTTGGAGCAGATGAAATCAGAAATAAGCTCATTCAAGATAAGAATAGCGGATATGACGATTTAGTAGCTTATGACACGCCGCTTGATCCATCAAAAATTCCTGAACCTGATATTGAGGGGTATAGTCCCGAAGAGCAAGAGGCGATGAAAAATGGAAAGGGATAAACGGCGCATCGGACGAACGGCACCCGATTTGGCTACCGAAATTCATATGAGGCGAAAGATGCAAGCACTGGTTCGAGCAATGTATAAGGACATTATCGAGCAGGTCAAGCCTGAATATGAGAAGCGTATAGCTATGGATAGCAGAAATCCTCATATGGCTATGGACGGACTTGATAGACGGTTTATCATTCGCCTTATGAAAAAGTCAAGGATGAAATGGTATCCAAAGTTCGATGAGTTGTCAAAAGAGCTTGCACAATGGATGTCGAGAAAGACGTATCGAAGGGCTGACAAGATTATCCTTCAGAAACTGGATGAGTACGGATTCACCGTTCACCGGAATGTTGAAGAAGGGTATCAAAAAGCAGTCTTAAAGGAAGCAGTTAAAGATAGCGTAGACCTTTGGCACACGTTACCGCAGTATGCTGCCGCACAAGCTCAAACGACCATTATGAACGCATACGCCAAGGGTAGAGATATAGGATACCTCACGGAGCAGCTTTCTGATATGGCAGAGATTAGCGCAGAACGGGCGGCACTTATTGCGAGAGATCAAATGAATAAGACCACCCAAACCATGGCTATTGCTAACGCTAAGTCATATGGATTGCAAAAGGGTAGATGGATTCACGTCGCAGGAGAACACTCAAGCAGAAACACGCATGTTGATTTTGACGGCGAATTGTTTGATCTTGATACAGGTCTGTATGATTCTGACGTAGGTGAATATGTAAAGCCGGGAGAACTCATTTATTGTAACTGCCAATTTGTTCCGGTGATTCCTGGCTTTGAGGAATGAGAAAGGGGGTGAAAACAATGAACGAAAAGGCAAAAATCATTTTTGATGCCGAACCAAAAATGAGAACAATTGACAGCAACGGCTACATGCATGTTAAGCTCACTCCTATTTCTAAGGCTTGCGTGAACCCTTACCTTGGATCAGAAATCCCGGATGGGGAAGCGCATGGGTGTAAGCCCGATGAAATTTACTACGCACTTCGAGACCCGGATGAACTTAAAAAGGCAACAGACACATTCAACGGCTTGCCGCTGTTAATGGATCACCACGAAATCAATGCCGATAATCCTGCCAAGCAATTTCAAGTGGGAAGTACAGGGACGGATGCTGTATTCGATGGGAAGTATTTAAAAAATAGCTTATCAATCACAGATTCAGAAGCTATCAAAGCTATCGAAGATGGGAGTGCAAAGGAAATCTCTTGTGCATATGCTTATGATGCAGATTTCACACCGGGTGAGTTCGAAGGCGTTCCTTATGATTTTGTCATAAGAAACATCAGAGGAAACCACGTGGCACTTGTCGCAGAAGGAAGAGCTGGTCATGATGTGAAAGTTGCTGATAGTATTTCAAAAGTAAAGGAGAAACTGGAAATGGAAAAAAAGAAAGCAGAAGAAAAGAAGAAGTCACAACAAAAAGCCATGGACGAAAACACCGTCCCGGAAACTAACGAAGTTCCTACTCCTGCCCCGGGAGAAGATGAAATTCCGGAAGGCGTAGAAAGACAGGAAGCTCCAAAGAGCAATGACGAACCCCAAAAGACAGAAGATTCAGCTGAAGAAGTCAAGATTAACACTGACTCTGATGATTACAAAGCTGGATATGCCGCAGGGCTGAAAGCTAGTCAAGACACTGGTGGTGAAAAGCAGGTGGACAAAATCACTGGTGATAGTCTTGAAAAGGTTAAAGAGAAAGCAAAGATGGAAGCGATTGAACACGTTCGCAAACTTAGCAAGGCAGCAAAAGAATGTGAATTTGCTATCGGTCGCCAAGACGCTCTCGCTTTTGACAGCGCTACCGACATTTATGAACTTGCACTTAAACAAAAGGGATTTGATACCTCAAAATATCCCAAGGCTGCTTATGCATCTATGGTGGCAGTTCTCGGCAAGCAGGAAAATAAAGGTATTGCAAACGATAGCAATATTCCGGCAGTTGATGAAGAACTTCCGGATACGCTCAAAGGCTATCTCGATTGAAATTACAGGAGGTTAATTTATGGCAGTCGAATTTCAAAAAACTATCAACGCAGATATTGCGCGGGGTATTCCTGGTGCTTTTGCAAGCATCAATCCGCATGTATCCACTCCGAAGGGATATATCGCAGGTAAAGACGTTGGTATCGGTACGTTTGTCTGGACTACCGATGATTTTACGGTAGAGAACACTGGCACTGGTACTCCGCTCGGATTCGTCCACCGCGTCAATGCTTACACCTTCCAAAACATCACTCAAGGGGCATCCGATAAAGTTCCGGAAGGTCAAGCGGTAGACGTTCTTGTCGCAGGTGATTTCTTCGCTCTCACCGCAGCACAAGCTACTAGAGGTCAAAAGGTATTTGCTAAGACCACCGACGGCACGATTGTACCGGGCAATAAGGGCGCAACTGTAGAAGGCGCAGTCGAAACGAATTTCTACTTTGCCGAAAATGTTAAGGCTGGCGAAGTCGGTATTATCACTAGCGTAGCTATTTAATCAGGAGGTTAAAGCCATATGAATGATTTTCAAAAGCTGAAAAATAAAGGCATCATCTTTGATTCAGCAAAACATTTTATCACTGAAAAGAACCGCGCCCAACTCGCGCAGGATGCAGCAACCATCACTCCTGCTAATAGCGGTATTCCGGGTATCTTTACTAACTACCTTGACTCAAAGATTATTGATATTCTTCTTGCTCCACGCAATGCAAGACAGATTTTTCCAGAAACCAAGAAAGGTGATTGGACTACAGATTATGCGGTATTCCGTACAGTTGAACCTGTCGGAAGCGTAACTCCATACACCGACTACGGCAATGGCGCTTCTGCTGATACCAACGTCGCTTACCCGACCCGTCAGCAGTATGTAGGACAAACCACTATTAAGTACGGCGATCTCGAGCAGGAACGCTCTGCACGCGCCATGATTGACCTTGTGTCTCAAAAGCAGACCGCAGCTGCTACCGTCATTGACATTGCGGCTAATAAGATCGACCTTCTCGGTATTGAGGGCATGTCTATCTATGGACTGATTAACGAGCCGAACATTCCGGCAGCACTTACCCCGGAGTCTGTAGGTGGCAAGACCGCATGGAGCGACAAGTCCACTAAAGACATCTATAATGATATTCTGAAACTCTTTAAACAGATTATCACCGCATCCAAGGGTCTTATCAATCAGACTGATGCATTCGTCCTTGCAGTTGCTCCTGGTACTGCCGTTGAACTCGGTAAAGCAACTGACTACAATGTTTCCGTATGGGACATGGTGAAGAAGTATGCCCCGAATGTAGACATCGTAACCCTGCCGGAACTTGCATCAGCAACTTCCGGGGATGCAGTCATGCTTATTGCAAAACAGGTTCAGGGACTTCCTACCGCTGAACTCGGTTATTCCGAAAAGATGCGTGCAATGCGACTGATTCCGCATTCTTCTTACTATGAACAGAAATTTGCTTTCGGCTCATACGGCGCAATTCTTTATAGACCGTTCGCTATTGCCAAGATGACTGGCGTCAGCGCTACCTAATTTATTTAATGTTTTCACAAATGTAGAAGGAAGGGACTACACAGGTAGTCCCTTATTTTTCTGCATATAGCACTCGGAGGAGAAAATGGCATACAGAAAAAAGACACAGGAAGTAAAAGAAGAAACCGTGGTTACACCCGACGTTGTTTCTAGTGAAGAAGTTGAAACTCAAGTTATTAACACGAACGAAAAAGCCAAAAAGGTTATTAAAGAGAATGTAACCGGAGAAACTGTTATGGTTGCATACAACGGCGTTCATTCGCAGGTGTTTGATGTTCCGTGCAAGGGTCAGATTAAGAGAGTGGTCATCAAAGGAAATAATGCCGATCTGATTGGCAAGCCGAAAGGTGAACTCTATGCAGGAGGCTATGGGCTTACACAGGTGGATAAAGAGGCGTGGGACTGGATTTCCAAAACCTATAAAAACTGGCCTCCGATTAAAAACGGGCTCATGTTCGCTTCTACATCAGCAAAAGTGGCAGATGCTGCACAAGAAAGAGCAGACCTTCGGAATGGCTATGAACCGCTTGAACGGCAATGCATTCGTGGTGTAGAAGAAAAAGGAACTACCTAAGATGAACGGCGTTGTTGAATTTGATGTAGAGGACTTTAAGAAAACTCATCCCGAAATGAATAATGTGGATGATGATATTCTTTCGTCCTTGTTTGGAAATGCCTGTCTGCTACTAGACAATACAGAAAATTCAAGAGTGCAAGATTTGAACGAAAGAAAGCTGCTACTGTACCTGCTTATTCTTCACCTCTACTACCTTTCAGAAAGAGGGGGACAGGCGGTTGGACTCATGACAGGTGCAAGCGAAGGGAATGTATCAGCTTCATTTGCTGGACTGAATAATGCAAACTGGTATCAACAAACCCAATGGGGTGCATTGTACTGGCAAGCGACAGCAAAGTATAGGAGAGGAGTGAGGTATATTGCTCCAAGTCGTAACCGTTCGCCGTGGTAAGGTGCTAGACAAATATCTCAAGAAAATAGCTCAAATTAAAACTGGGGCAAAAGTTGGTATCTTAAATGGAGCTACCTACCCTGATGGGTTAAGCGTTGCTACCGTTGCCTATATCAATGAAAACGGGGAAATGCGTAACCCGCGAAGACCGTTTATGCACCGCACTATGGAACAAAATGGCGAAAAATGGGTTAAGGGCATCAAGAATACAGTAAATGGAAACTTTAGCGAAGCGAATGTTATCAAAGCGTATGATTTTGCCGGACAAGTCGCGAAGGCTGACATGATAAACACCATAAAAAAATGGTCGCCCGATGATCCACGCCCCAATGCACCTGCAACGATAGCTGCCAAAGCGCGTAAGGCACGCAGCGGAAAAGGAACCACAGGAATAGACCCTAACCGGGTACTTATCGATACAACGACGATGATTCAGTCTATTGATTATGAGGTAGTCAAATGAATTTACATCACATTGTCAGAGGCATCATACAGACCGTACACAAGGATGAACCATGCTACCTGATACAAGCGATTGGTCAATCGAATGTTAAGGGCATCGTTACTCCTGTTTACAAGAAACCTTTTAAGATACTTGCACAAATTCAGCCTGCCGGAAGCGAGACATTGCAAATGCTGGAAACGTTCAATGTCGGTGGTGAATCCATGCAAGCTTTCCTCTATTCAGATCCCACCTTACCCGTGGCAAGCGTCAATCGCTTACCGCTAACTCGAGGGGGAGATATTGTTAAGAGGAAGGATGGAACATTTTGGCTCGTCACTGCTGTATTGTCTGACTGGACGGAAGAAGGATGGGCGTGCGTTGCAATCACACGTCAGACAAGTCCACCAAACTTTACTAATAGCGATTGGGGGGATTCTGATTGATACTTGAACTGATTAACGATTTTCTCTTGACGTTTACAGAGCTGAAGCAGGAAGTTATATTTCAGGGGTATCAAAATTGTATTGCCATGCCCCCGAACAATGAGGGGTTCTGTGTTATGTCAATTATGGAAATCAAGAGACACGGAACGAACGTTGAGAGCAATTCCGAAAACGAAAGAAGCATAAAGAAGCTCATTAGTTATGGGATTGATATTGATTTTATCGGTGATAATGATTTAAAGCAAAGAGAGCTTGCTTCTCGAGTCGAAGGGTTGTGTTGGTCAGATTATATTGGAGCTTTCTTTAAAGAGCGAAATGCATCTATGCCGTATTCCGCTGGTGTTCAAGATGTTCCGTATCTTGACGAGGATAAACATTTCCTTCATCGCTATCGTATTCGGCTTTATGTTTCGACATGGGAAGAAACATCTGTCAATGAGACAACCGCCAAAGAAGTTGTTATTAACCATTCGATCCATGGTAAGAAGTCTGACAGCACAGGCGATGTAGACAAGACATATTACAAAAGGGGCATAGAAAATATTGATGTTGACCACAAAATAAAGGAGGTACATAATGTCAATTCCCGCAAGTAAAATTGTGAATATTACGTCACGAGTTATTAACGCAGGTGGCAACGAACTTGAAATGGCAGGGTTGCTTCTCACAAAGAACCCACTTTGCACATTCCCGGACGTTCAAAAATTCACTAGTGCAAATGCCGTAGGCAGATATTTTGGCATGGAAAGCTATGAGTACAAAGTCGCGGCAAAGTATTTTCTCGGCTATAGCAACTCATTTAAAAAGCCTGCCACCATTTACTTTGCGCGTGCGGTTACTGAACCCATTGCCGCATGTCTTATTGGGGGTTCAATTCAGTCTCTTGAAACTCTCAAAAAGATTACAAAAGGAAGTATTACAATCAGCATTGACGGAACAGAAAGAGCCGTTAGTGATTTAGACCTTTCTAGTGCTTCCACCGAAAGTGAGATGGCACAGGCTATTGAAGCAAAGCTGACTGGGACGTCTGTATCTTTTAACAGTAACCTTAATGCGTTTATTGTTACGTCTAAGAGTACAGGAAAGGAAAGCAAAATCAGCTTTGCAAGTGGCACGGATGCAGATGCACTGGGATTGACAGAAAGCACGGGAGCTACGCTTTCCGAAGGCAGCGATGCCCTTGACCCATCCGCTCTTATGAAATCCGTTACTAACTCCACTACAAATTGGGCTACATTTACAACCATCTATAAGGCTACTGCCGATGAAATCATTGGACTGGCGCAATGGTCAAATGCACAGGATGTAGATTATCTTTTCTGCCCATGGACGGATGATGAAGCTGACACGCTTCCGACAAATAAATCAAACCTTCCCAACAAACTTCGCGCGCTTGACCTCGAGGGGGTTACTCTCACCTATGGTGATCCATTCTACGCCATCCTGCCAATGGCATTTGCCGCAAGCATTGACTGGAACAGAGAAAACGGACTTCCCACTTTTAAATTTAAATCTCAAAGCGGACTCGCGGCAAACGTCATGGATGAAACCACAGCTGACAATCTGAAAGAACTCCACATGAACTTTTATGGGCGCTATGCAACTCGTGCAGATGATTTTACCATTTTCGCCGAGGGTGCAATGACTGGTGGCAACTATGATTACATTGACGCATACCTTGGGATGGTATGGCTTAAAAATTCCCTCCAACTTGCTTGCATGACTGGATTCACTGGCGTTAGCGCAGTACCGTACACGGAATCGGGCTATGCACTGATTCGAGCATGGTTCACGGATGTCATTGAGCAAGCGAAACTGAACGGCGTCATTCGCGCAGGTGTCACTTTAAACGAACTCCAAAAGTCACAACTTCTGAATGAAATCGGAGAGGACAAATCAGACACTATCAACACAGACGGATATTATCTGCTTGTCACAGATCCGGGGGCGCAGGCTAGACAAAATAGAGAGTCTCCGACTATTGGGCTTTGGTATACATATGGCGGAGCGGTTCACAAGCTCGACGTTCCTGTCACGATGATTAAATAATTAGGAGGTCACAATGGCTAATAGAGACATTACAAGTGCAAACAGTAAAATTATCTTAACTTGCCCCGAACTGTATCCAATCGGCGTAGAGCTGCAACAGTTTTCGACCGACCAATCCATCACACAGGGAGACGAAGAAATGGCAAGTGATCGCATCGGTGTAGACGGAAAGATGGTAGCTGGCTGGGTGCCAACGATTAAGAGCGTAACTATCGCTCTCGAGGCATCTTCTCCGTCTGCTTCTGTTTTTGATACGATCTACAAACACTCAAAATCAGCTCACAAAGTTTACTGGCTTAACCTTATCGTGACTGTACCGTCCCTCGGGAAAGTGATTGTTTACAAGAATGGCGTACTGAAAAACTGGAAGCTCATGCCGGATCACAAGCAGGTACTTGACCCAATCAACGCCGTTATTGATTTTGAAAGCGTGGAATAACATGAGAAAAGAAGTTAAGATACACATTCAGGACGAAGATCGTGATCTTCTGTTTGTTATTAAACAGATGCCTGCACTGCAACTGGAACGATTTATCAATCGGGCTGTTATTCTTTTGGCTCGTTCATACGGAGCAAAGCTCACTAATGTGTCTGCCAATGCAATTTCCAATCTACAGTCACTTCTAAAATCGCCACAGATTGAAAATTTGGCGTCAGGCAGCGATTTCCACGCGAAGATAGTACAACTTATAGGTCAACTCGATTATGACGCAGTAGAACCGCTTTACAACGAATTGCTTTCGTGCTGCAAGCTCATTCCGGATCAATCCAATCAGCTTATGACTATGGAGCTGACTCCAACGGTTATTGATGCGAACATCGAGAACCCAATGACACTTTATAGACTTCGAATTGAAGCCGCAAAGGTCAATTTCGTTTTTTTTCAGAACGTCATGAACTCCCGCGAACCAGCAGCGAAAGCGGTTACGTTCAAGAAGGTTACAAAAACGTCTCAACGCTAACAGGCGTTGTCGTCAGTCAGAAGTTCGCCACGCTGTATGAACTGGAGACAGTCTACAGCTACAGCGACCTTTTGGATTTATATGAGATAGCTTACATTAACAGTATTAACGAAGAGCGAGCATACAAGGCGGTGAAAAATGGCAGATAGCATAGTGGAAAGGCTTTTTATTTATGTTGGACTAAATACAAAAGCTGTAGACAAGGGGCTTACACAGTTAAGCTCTAAACTTGATGGCGGTCTTAAAAAGATTATCAAGAGCGTTGCTGCTCCTGCTATGACCGCCTTCGCTGGCGTTATGTCGGGGCAGTTTGTATCGGATATGATTGCTGGCGCAAAGCAAGCAGCAAAATTCGGTTCATTCCTCGGCATGAGTACAGAAGAAATGAGCGCATGGGCTGATACCGCACAATCCATGGGGATCCAGTTAGAGGATTTAGTTAATGCATTTTCAAAGGTTGGTGCAAGTGCTTCAAACTCCCTCAAGACTGGAACTGGCTCATTTGCCGAGCTTGTGCAGAATGGTGTAATCGACAGTTTGACTGATGCCGACGGAAAGCTCAAAAGTACGGAAGAACTTGTCCTCGAATTGTCCGATGTTTTGAAGAACATGAACCCCGGTGAAGCTACTGCTCTTGCAAGATCGGTAGGTATTCGAAACGTCGGTCAAATAGCCATGCTTCGAAGGGGAAGAACGGAACTCGAACGAACTGTAGCGTCTATGAAAAAGCAAGGCGCTTACACCGATGAGGATGCTAAGAAGTCTAAAGAGTTTTCAAAATCCTTAATGGCTGTATCAAGAGCTATCCGAAACCTGCTTCTACCTGTTTTTCGTCTAATCCTTCCTCTTATGTCCAATGCCGCGAAAGGATTTGCGTTCTTGTCAAAGCATATACGGGCATTTTATCCATTGCTTTCTGCATTGGCTATTGCTGCTATTATTTCTTTGCGTAACGTAGCTAAAGCCGCAGCCGTCTCATTTGCAGCGATGGTGAAAACTAACCCCGTTATGGCGGCACTCCTCGCTTTGGCTCTCTTAATCGGACTTTTGTATGATGACTACAAAGCATTTCAAAAGGGGGCAGAAAACTCAGCGTTCCCCGGTTTGTGGAAATCAGTCACAGAAGTTAAAGACGGCATAGCTGTTTTAAAAGAGGAATATGTCAAGTTTGGGAAAGTTGCTTTAGGCGCGGCAACAATGCTGTACGCCTCATTCAAACTTTACAAAATGGGCGTATGGATTTTGAACAGTGCTTTTGGAAAGCTCATTGCTCGAGTGATTCAGCTCGGGGCTTCTGCACTGATCGCAATAGGTCCGATTGGCTGGGCTATTATGGCAGTTGTCGCTGTCTGCGCTGTCCTGTATGCGTATTGGGATGAATTATCCGCTTTTATGCAAAGCGCATGGGAAACGCTATGCACTGCCATTTCTGCATGGTGGAACTCGGTATGCCAGGGCGTGACTGACTGGTGGAACTCTACATGTGATTCAATCACTGGCGCATGGGACAGCGCGACAAGCTCGATTACATCTATTTGGAACTCTATTATATCCGCTCTCACAAGCGCATGGGATGGATTCGTAAGCACGCTTGAAACTGCTTTCTCATGGATTTCTTCGAAATTTGCATGGCTGACTAACGGTCTCGGAAAGCTCAAAGGATTATTGCCGTCATTGTCATCTGGGATTCAAATGCTGAACAGCACGAATGGCAATTCGTACAACTCCACAAGTGAAAGCTCGCAGACAAATAATTTTTACGTACAAGGCAACATGGATAGAGATACCGCAGACTCGATCAGCGCGCAAATAAACACAGATAGTCAGAATTTTGGATAGGAGGGATTTGGATGTCCTTAATTAGTAGCATTATTAGCCCCGAATACCGGGTGCAACAATGGATGATTACAGACGAAAAAGGAAACTCCATTCTTCCGATTAAATCCATACTTTCTTTTGCGGTTACGTCGGGTGGTTCTGTTGTGGCGGATGCTATCGAAAAAGGAAGTTTTACTTCGTACAACAAAACAACGGAACCTCTTGAAATCAATATGGAAATTGGGTTTGATGGTGAGGATTGGGAGTTGAACCATGCCTTAACATCACTTTCTGAGCTCAAAGACAGCGTAGCCACTTTTTCGATCACTACTCCATACCATGAGTATGAGAATATGACGCTTCAAAATTATGACTATGAGATGAAAACTGAAAACGGGCTTGGGGCGTTGATTGCCAACTGTACATTTAAGGAAATCCGCGAAGTTAAGCCCGCCTATAGTCAGGTGGATGCAGGTACGATTCAGCAAAATCAGGATGAAAACAGGGCAGCGCAAAGCGAAAGCATATCGAGTGATGATTGCTCCGATGCTAGTGATTCATCGGTTGAAGATGGCGGGCAAGTTTCTCCTTCGACTCCGACGGGTGATGAAGGAACAGCTGCTGAAGAGGATAACCGAAGCATGGCGAAAACAGGTTTAGATGCTGGTACAGAAATTCTAGGAGGATTCTTTTCATGATACGAAAAATACCTCTCAAAGCCATTCCCAATCAGCGGTTTAATGTTGTATTGAACGACCAAAACTGTACGATTCACCTTTTTCAACGAGGCGATTATCTTTATATGGATTTCGCTGTAGATGACAAGATGATACGCACTGGGGCGATATGTCTGTCCGCCACTTCGATACTTGCTTACCCTACGCCGTATTTTAATGGGTATCTGTTTTTTACAGACGTTAAACGAAAAAACAAAGAACCGAACTATGCGGAACTAGGGAGTCGGTATATTCTTTGCTACACGGATGGTGCGTGACTATGTTTTGGAAAAAAGCTATTAAAGTGACTATCGCGCTCGCAGAAGGGACATTCGATAGTAGAGGAAATAACGAAATCACACTTCCCCCGGTTCCAATCCATATCACTATGGATAAGACCGGGGGTGATGAACTACCGAAATGCTCCATCGAAGCAAAAAATCTCAAGCTCAATTTAATGGAGCAGCTTACGGTTCTGTCTTTCCGTCAGTTACAAACCTACAACAATGTAATTAAGGTTATGGCAGGCGAAGAAGGGCGCGATCTTGATCTCGTGTTTCAGGGGGAAATCGTTAGCGCGATTCCTGTTTTTTCAACCGATGGTGATGTTACGTTCAAGATAGAAGCCGCAAGTGGTTACTATCCACTTCAAAAATCCACGCCACCTGTTAGCGTACAGGGTGAGATGACGATTGAATATCTTATGAAGCAGTTCGCGACAGAAGCTGGGTATGCCCTTGAGAACAAAGGAGTAACGGGAAGCGTGAGTAACTGCGTATTTGCAGGGACGCCCATTGTGAAGGCTAGACTGCTTGCAAAACAAACTGGAATTGACCTTCTCATAGATAATGGGAAATTTATTATTCTTCCGTCATACAAAGACAATCGGGAATGTATTGTTCCACTCATTAGCAAAGATACTGGACTCATCGGATACCCGTCATTCACGAATGATGGGATTGAGTGTGAATGTCTTTTTAATTCTCTCATTGAAATAGGCGGATTGATTAAACTTGAAAGCATAGTTCCTAAAGCTACCGGAGTTTGGCGAGTAACAAAAATTCATCATGATTTAGAGGCATACAATTCGAGCGGTGGCAACTGGCATACAAAAATTGATGCCGTATGGAGGGCAGACTCATGAATGATGATAGAGCGGTACAAGGGAAGCGATCTCCGTATACGAATAAAAGTACAGGGAACGCCATCGGCTTTCTCATTCAGCAAGCCCTTTCCCAAATGTCTATCGCCGTCCCTGTCAAGGTGCAAGCGGTATATACAGGAGAAACTACTGGCTATGTTGATGTTCTTCCACTTGTTGGGACAGTTAATGGTAAGGGCGAGTTCGTGAAGCCTGTCACTCTCTATCATCTTCCCTACGCACGGGTACAGGGTGGCAATGCTGCTTTGATTATTGATCCTGTCATCGGAGATAAAGGGCTTGCAGTCTTTACTGATGCTGATACGTCTTGTGTAACCGCAGAAAGTAGTGAACCGCAGAAGCCAGGAAGCTACCGCAGGTTTTCACAATCAGATGGTTTTTATATTGGTGGATTTCTGAACCGAAAGCCTGCCACCTACGTAGAACTCAAACAGGACAACACGATGGTTATTACCGCAACAAACGGAGTAACAATCAACGGCGACGTGCATGTCAATGGTGATGTCATCGCAGGTGGTATCAGCTTGCAAAATCACACTCATACAGGCGTGCATGGAGAGACGAGCAAAGCACACTAAAAGTAGTAGAGTGAATTTCAAAAAGCGGAAAGTTGAATAGAATACAAGACGGGTGGTGAGAATCATGCAGACGTTACTCTTGAATGATGCATGGGATATTGAAGTTGACAAAGCAGGAAACATAGCAACAACCACGGGCTCATATGCCATCGCACAAACTGCCGCCAATGCCATACGACTTTTCACGAATGATGCTTATTTCGATCGAACAAAAGGGATACCGCACTTCGATGTGGAGCTTGGCAAGCCATATAAAATTTCTCAATCAGTTTTGATAAACAGAATTTATAAAACTTGCATGGCGGTTGAAGGCGTAAGGGATTGCAAGGTATCTCTTGACTTTGATGAAAACAAAAGAATTATAGGTGGGACGGTCTATGTGACTGATAGCGACCAGACTGTTTCTGTTGAAATCTAGGAGGTGAAACAATGGCTCTTGTGTTTGACCCGAAAACGGGTGTCACGGTCGAAGATACTGCCGTCGTCAGAAAGCGAATTGCAAGCGACTGGAAAAAGGCGTTTAACGTCAGCGAAGGAAGTCCCGAGCTTGTGACTGATCCTGAAACACCTGCCGGGCAGCTTATAGATGGGCAGACCGCTCTCGTAAGTCAGAAGGATAATGACTTGCTAAGGCTTGCAAATGGGTTTAATCCCAAAACTGCGACAGGCGTTTTTCAAGACGCATTAGCTCAGATTTATTTTTTGCAAAGGCAGGTTGCTCAACCAACCTACGTCACCTGTCAATGTCGAGGACTGTATGGCACGGTGATTCCCTACGGTGCAGTCGTGCAGGACGTTAATGGGAATACATTTTACAATACCACGGCAGCCGTCATCCCGTCAGAAAGGATAGTGGAGTGCGTATTTCGTTGCTCCGTTTATGGGGCTGTAGAAGTCGGAGTAAAAGCCGTGAACACGATTATTACCGTCATACCGGGATGGGATACAGTATCAAACAACGCGGCAGGTGCCACCGGGCGAGATGTAGAAACGCAATCCGAATTTGAGACAAGGCGCTATGAAAGCGTATCCAAAAACGCACATGGCACAGCAGAAAGCGTGGAGGGAACAGTCGCTAACCTTAGCGGCGTTATTGCGTGCGCTTGCGAACAAAATCGCGGAGACGTATCTATCGCGAGAAAAGGGGTAAATATACCGCCTCACTCTATTTACCTTTCTGTCTATGGTGGTGATCCAAAACAAATCGGCATGGCTATCCACATGAAGCTGGGTGGAGGATGCGGCTTCGCTGGAAATACGAAAGTAACCATCAAAGACCCGACCGTCGGAAGTAACCATGACTATTTTTATGAAATTCCGGAAACAGTTCCCTTCGGTATCAAAATATCCATGGTCAAGACGCCTCAAACATCAGCTACATTTGAGGATGACATTCGAAGCGCATTGGTTAAAAATTTTGAGGGACAGGAAGCAGAGCATGGCAGAGTGAAGATGGGACAAACTGTTTATGCCAGTCGCTTTTATAAGTCCGTTATTCTTGCTGGCGTAGAGAACTTGCAAACCATCAAAATTAAATTTCCTGCGGCAAGTGGAACGTATAGCGATAAACTGGAAATACCGCTCGACAAGCTCCCTACGCTTGCGAAGGAGAATATCGAAATTGAGGTGATTTCATGAAATTTCATGCTACGACAGACGTTCGAGCGAATCCCGACATTCGAGAAGAACCACAGAACTACATTCAGTCGCAATATTCGCACAGTGTCACGATATGCCGACTCCTTGAAAAGTTTCGCAATGAAATCACTCCTACAGCAGACATTCGCCTGTTTATTGACAACGTGATGAGCCTTGATACAGCGGTTGGAAAAGGACTGGATGTGCTTGGGCGTATTATCGGGATCGAGCGCACGCTTTCTTTTAAAGATCAATCCTTTACCTTGAATGATGACTTATACCGCAGTCTCTTAAAGTACAAAGCTCTTGCAAATATCACGGATACAAGTCTTGCCACGCTGAATAAGATGACAAGTATTCTTTTCCCAAATGATGATATAAAAGTCTATGCCATTATTCATGAGGGTGAAGAGGACGGAAAGCATTACAACAAATATCCGATGCATGTACGATGGTACACGAATAAAGACCTGACAGCAGAAGAAAAATCCACCTTTCAAGCGGGTGGCTTGCTGACACTGAACGCAGGTGTCGGATGGGAATTTCTTGCTATTGACGAAAGCTCCATATTTGGTTTTTTAGGAAGCGGTTTGCAGCCCTTTGACTGCGGACGCTTTTTTAGTTCTAGCGAGGTGATGACAGAATGAAACCTACACAGCCCACTCTTATTCCTATGCCGTTTGCACAGAATGGGAATAAAAACACCATTCCGGAGAATGGTACGGAAGGGAAGGGTGACGCCAGTTTTTCACTCGGATTTCCGCAAATCACAGAGACGCCGCTTTCGATCGGAGGACTACCGCCGTCCCGGAAGGATTTTAATGGAATTTTTAACCTTCTTAGCATGTTTGCTTTTTTTGGTCAGAGTGGTGGCAAATTCTCATGGTCAAATAAACTGAACTATATGCCACCTGCCGTTATTTACCATAACGGAGTTCTTTGGTGGTGCGTGAAAGAAAACGGCACGGATACCATAGTGAAAGAACCGGGTACGGATAATGCGTATTGGGTCACACTTGTCGAATATCTCCATAAAAATGCTAAAACACTCGGCTTGAAAGTCGGTGGTGGTGGTGTACCGATTGGAACGATTATTATTTGGGGTTATGCAAAGAATCCATCAGAGGACTATGGCGTGTGGCTTGACTGCGATGGGCGGAACGTTTCGAATTATCCGAACCTTGTTGCTGCTATTGGCTCTACGACTATTCCGGACTATAGAGGGCTTTTCCTTCGCTGTCAAGGGTCACAGACCGTTGATGGCACAGCCCATACCTCTCCGGCAGTCGGAACTAAGCAAGGGGATGCTATACGAAATATTACAGGCTCATTTTCTGCGGATGATTCAATGGTTGGCGAACATGCGAATAGCGTTACACCGAAGGGGGCATTTAAAAAAGGTGCTCATTTATCTTTTGATATTACATCAAGCAGTGGTGGCAATGGATGCCGCCTAGAATTCGATGCATCAAACGTAGTTCCTACGGCAAATGAGAACCGCCCTGTAAATGCGACGGTACGTTTTTTGATTAAAGCAGATGATTAGGAGGAGTAGTATGCGGAAATATGTGAATCCTGAACCTGATTCTAGCCCTGAACAGCCAACAGAAAAACTTTTTGAATTCCACTATGTTCCCGATGAAGGGGTACTGCCAGGGCTGATTTTTGAGCAGCAGACAGAGGATGTTATCAACGATATTGGTAATTATGCGTACTTTGCACAGAAAACGGCATCGAAAGCACTTAAAACTGGGATTGAAGCAAGCGAAGCGGCACGAACTGCATTGAATGCAGCGCAGAACGCACAGTCTACAGCTGACCGTGCTACTGAACTTGGAAATACCGGAATTAGCAAGGCTGATGCCGCACAAGAAACAGCAAATAAAGCACTGAAAAAAGCAGAAACGAATGAAGTCAGTATCGCCGCCAATTCTTCTTCTATTGCGACTCTCCAAAACACAGTCAACGAACAGCAAACACAGCTTGATGGGAATTTAACGAATATCAGCGAATTGAAAAAGCAGGTTGCGGAGAACAAGCAAAGCATTGAGGGAAACTCCAAAGGAATCAGTCAGTGCATTATGACGATTCAGGAAAGTCAGCGATACACTACAACGGATAAAACGGACGCAAATGATTTAACCGATTACGGAAGAATCTATCTTCCTAATGCTCTTTTGCATTGCCCTACAGGAGTTACTTATCCAGTCTTTTTTGATGTCGTTCCGTCTTATTTGTATGACTACCAAATCGATGATGTACTAATGCAACGCATTGTTGACGCAAGCGGCGTTTCGTTTTATCGTTTTGCCACGGAGACAACAGTAGATGCTACGACGACATACACCTTTGGTGACTGGAAGTCTATTGATACTCGCTATTTGAAACTGACTGGCGGCACGGTAACAGGGGAAACTATCTTCTCAGGTAAGCTCACTGCAAGCGGAGAGACAAGCGTGCCAACGCCATCAACGGAAAACAACTCAAAGACCATCGCTAACACTGAATTTGTTCATGGCGTGGTAAGTGATTTAGTTAACGGCGCGCCGAACGCATTAGACACATTACAGGAGCTTGCAACCGCACTGGGGAATGACCCTAACTTTTCGACCACCATCTTGAATAAGATAGGCGAGAAAGAAAGCAAGGCAGACGCACAAATAGAGCATAAGAGACTACAGGATGCAGTCCCGACCAAAGTTAGTCAGCTTACTAATGACAGCGGATATATTACTAAAGCTGACATTACTGAAGGAAGCACTCCAGACCTTACCCCATACATGAAAAAAAATGCAGACAGCGACCTTACGATGAATAATCACACAATTGATATTGGCAATTCGAGCATAGGTGATAGCACTGGCGATTTCATGATTCAAACTGCTGGCGGCGTAGAAATCTTTACGGGTGGAGACAACAGGTATCTGAATGTAAATGGGGATGCCGTAGCCACTCAAAACTACGTTAAAGCAAATTATGTTCCGTTATCTAACGGTCATATTAGTATCAACGGGAGCGAGTTATGGATAGAATAAAAAACGCCATCATACATTGGTTAGGCGGATGTACTGCTGAAGAAAAGCACACCGTCGAACTTCAGCGCGACCGTCTGTATGCAGATCTGAAGGCGAACGAGCAGGAGCTAGCAGAGGTAAATGCAGAATTAGACAAGCTGAAAGCCGTTAATCGTGATACAGTGTTGGATATTGACGGTAAAAAAATATGGGTGGACTAGGAGGACACGATGGGGACACTTACAAAAAAACTTCACATTCTCAAAACAGGCGGAACGGAAGAGACCTGTAATATTTATACAACAGCCGAAGAAGTAGGCGGCAGTCCTTACCTCGCTCTTGAAGTTGACGGAGCAAAAGGGTATGTAAAGCTAGGAAGTACCACAGATGCCAATGCGACCCATTTAAGAGTAGAAAAAGACGGAGTGATCTATGCTGCATGGAAAGAAGCCGTGACCTATGTCAATGTAACAATTACACAAAGTGCCAATCAGACAATCCACGTATACACGCCGCAAAAGAGCGGGGGTACGGATCACACATCGTCCTTTACTATCCCAAAGGGTACATCCTATGAAGCAGAAGTTATCCCTGCTGATGGCTATACCGCAGGGACATTAAATGTCAATGCGGGGGGGGAGGATCAATAGCAATATGACATTTAGTGCTAGTGAAGCAAGTATTATCATACCGACAGGACGCATAGAGTTAGGTTTCAATACTGTAAATTTTACAGTTCCAGCAGGAATAACAGTTCTCTATATGCATAATCGTTACCTGAGTGCTTATGTAGGCGTTACTCCAAATACAAAACACAAATTATACTACGATGAATCCTATAGAGACGACGTTGACGGGGAAATGTATATTCTTGAGGTTCTATGTGAGTCCCACGGATACATTACTGGCACTATGGAGGAAATAGGTGGTGGCAATACTCCTGGTTCTATCACTATAGAATGGTCTCCATCAATAAACACTCACTCCGTAGACGTCAAACATTACTATGCCTAAATCGTAAAACAACAATGGATTAGTAACAAGGGAGTTGATTTGATGAAATCAGGAACATTTACAAATAACACATCGTTTTCAGCAACGGCTGCAAGTGTAGCGGTGCCGAGCGGAAGTACCACTATCACTGTCGGAGTTTATAATTCAGCCTCGTTTACCGTGCCTAATGGAGTTAGAGTAGTCAGTGTAGATGGTCGTTACGTTGGCGTAACCCCTAATAAAACTTACCGTCTTGGCGGATGGATACCGTTTATACATCATGGTGGTGAAGAGGGCGAACCATTTTTGCAAAGTTCTAGCGGCGTCTACTGGTATGGAAGTGCGCCTGAAAATTACCCAGACACATTACCTGCCTCATTTACTATTAGATGGGGTGGAACCGTTAATGCGTATGAGCCAGACGTTACCGATTATTAAGGATTGTAATTTGATTTTACTATAGGGGGTTAATATGCTTACTGCTAGGGAATATCTTGATATGTCTTCGGACGCCTCGGACGGTACGAAGACTCGCGAATTGCACAATGCTATCTGTGAATATTTGGATAGTCTTACTTTGGAAACCGCAGACCCGAAGGCAAAACACCTACTGCTCAAACTGCATGAGCTGGACTGCGGCCCGTACTTTGATAACGACATTGCTATCAAAGCGGTAGCAAATATGGAAAATGTTGATGGTACTACTGGCCCGCACTGGACGTTTGCAGAGGTGGAGGAGGAAGCCAAGAGACGTAACATTGACCATCCTGCAGATTTGTACTACGCGATTAACATGTTGTATAGCGACCTCTCTAACGTCTTAGGCAAAGACCCTGAAAAGTATATCGCGGTGGCTAAAGCTCTCTATTGGGACGACCCCGATATGCCGGAGGGTAAACTGTTCAAGCAGTATGTAGCCACCATCTAATTCTTATATCATAAGAATTTTGATACAAACATCATGAGCAACGAAAGGAAAGGTGATTATCATGGGACCTGAGCGAAGGGTGGTTAAAGAATGGCTAAAAGCGGTTGACCGTGAAGAGCTTGATGCGATGCTTCAAGCCGCCATATTTACACCCGACGAGCAAAAATACATTCACATGAGACTTATCGAAGGGATGACTTTTAAGGAGATTGCTATTGACCAGTCGCTTACGAGGAAGAGTGTGGCGAGGATTGCACGGCGTATCTCTAAAAAGATGTACAAATCTGGAAGAAAACTGGGATATTTTTAGGGCTTTTGTGACACCATTATTCTTTTGTAAGATGAGATAATACCTATAGGAGGTGGGGTAAATGTATGGATACCCAGATTACCAAACTGGAATGTACGGTGCAGTGCCGCAGATGCAAGCACGCTTAAATCAGTTGGAGGGCTATCAAGCGCAGCAATTACAGGCTACTCAACAAATGCAGCAACAGGTATCCCCTCTTCGAGGAAGAACCGTTACATGCATGGAAGAGGTAAAGGCGGCGCAGGTTATGCTTGATGGAACGGCTGCCTATTTTCCGTCCCCATCCGAAGGCAGAATTTACGAAAAATCAATAGATTTAAATGGAAATCCTGTCTATAAAATCTACGAACTGTCTAAAAAGCCTATCAAAAATCCCGTGGAATCACTGGAAGAGAAGGTAAATGAATTGGAAGCGATGGTTCGAGAGTTACAAGGAAGGAGCGCAGAAAATGAATCCAATGCAACTGATCGGAATGCTAAAGCAAGCACAAAACCCCATGGCGATGTTAAGCAACATGGCTAATAGCAATCCGCTGATGGGACGGGCTATGCAGATGGGGAAAGGCAAAAGTGATGATGAGTTAAAGGTCATCGCACAAAACTTGGCTCGACAACGTGGCATGAACGAAAAGCAGTTTTCAGACTTCCTTTCTTCTTTTGGCTTAAACCTCTAGCTAGGGTTTTATATATCAAGTTTTGAAGGAGGTATGAAAATGGAAGGTAATGAAGGTATTGCCCCCGTTTGGAACCTGAACGAAAAAGGCGGAAACGGATGGGGCGACAGCTGCGGCATGTGGTTCATGTGGATTATCGTGATTTTCGCCTTGATGGGAGGTGGCGGCTTTGGCGGTTTTGGAAACCGTTCCGGGCTGACACAGGCAGAGATGCAGGCAGGTTTTAATCACCAAGACGAGATGGGGCAGATTCGTGGAATTGGCTACGGACTTGCCGATTCTGCGTATTCCCTGAACAACACTATTCTTCAAGGACAGGCTGGACTTGAAAAAACTGTCATGCAAGGGAACTATGCTCTCGGTAGTCAGCTTGCGGAGAACCGCTTTGCCCAACAACAATGCTGCTGCGAAACTAACCGCAATATTGACAGCGTTAAGGCAGAGAACTATAAGAACACTTGCGAGATTAAGACCGCTATTCACGAAGAGGCTGAAAAGACCCGTGGGCTCATGCTCTCCAATCAGATTCAGGAACTTCGTGACAAACTGGCAGACCGTGACCGCGATCTCCAGTCTGCAACGTTTAATCTGTCTCAAGTGATGCAGAGCGCCGCACTGGTTAATCAGCTTCGTCCGTACCCGACTCCGGCGTACATTACAGCAAGTCCTTATCAAGCAATCACAGGTGGCGGTGGCACTACGCCTACGACCTGATGTAGCGTAGCGTAGATACACATGATTAAAAACGTCCTATCAATCGATAGGGCGTTTTTACTTTATGAGGTGAATTATGGATGGAATTTTACATGGGTTTATTATACAGGCACTTTTGACGGCGGCTTCTTTTGCCGTTGGCTATCTTTGGAATAAGTCAAAAGCACTATCCGACCGACAGCAAGCAATTGAAAAGGGGACTCGTGCGCTTCTGAAAATCGAGCTTCGCAAAGTTCACCGTGAGTCAAAATCCAGGGGGTTTATTACATACGAAGATGAATCTATCGCCGAAGAAGTCTATGAAGCCTATCATCAACTGGGTGGTAACGGGCAGGGAACAGCGATGCTAAAAGATCTTCGTGATTTGGAGACAAAGTAGATGGTTGAACAATTAACAAAAAAGGCAATGAGCTTTATAAATTCAAGGGCACGAACGAGCATGAGGGTGGTTTACATCTATGGTGGCTGTCTTTTGTCGCTAGTTTTGCTGAATGTCATCGCATGGCTCTACATGTGGTATCTGACGGACGTTCCTGACATTGACAAGTTGCTCCGAATCACCGATGAGCTTTCTAAGCCGTCCGTTGTGGCTGCTGTCACGTTTGTTTCCGTGTTTTGCGTAAACAAAAATCACGATGGACGCCCCGATGCTGCAGAAGTGTTAGCAAAGCGAGGAGGGACAGGTGCTCCACAAATACCGCTCAATAGAAGGGATGATGCTAAATGAGTATGGAAGAAATTGAAAATCAACTAAAGAAAGCTAGACCATCGTTTTATCAATATCCTTTTCCGGTGCAGGTTTATTTACACTGGACAGCAGGACATCGCTACACTACGTTTAGCGATTATCACTATTGCATTGACGGAGACGGGGAAATCATAAACACTAGACCGCTGACAGAGACACCTGCCGCAACATGGCAGAGAAACGAAGGAAGTATAGCTATCGCGTTGTGTGCATGTTATGAAGCCGAAGCGTATTTCGATAGCGAGGGTGGATTGTATGCACGATTAGGAGAAGAAGCTCCTACAGATGAACAAATCGAATCCCTTGCTATGCTAATGGCAAAAATAGCTAAAGTGTTTGACATTCCGATCGATAGTGAGCATTTCCTTACACACGCCGAAGTTGCGATGATAGACGGTTATGACCTTGAATCAGATGATCCTGATAAAAGATGGGATTTAGCTGTACTGCACGATGATGATACATGGATGAGTGGGGGAAACGTGCTTCGCGGAAAATCGCAATGGTACTTGGAAAGCGATTAAATGGGTTTACAGGCGTCTTAGCTGGCTAATGTGTAATTTATCAAAAAGAGCTAGGAAACGCCTATATGACCCCAAATTCGCAAAAATTCAACGGATTACAGTTAAGGAAAGGTGTGAATCATGGATGGGTGGAAATCTCGCAAGGTTCATAATTTGCTTGATCTTGTGTTTATCTTTATCGGCGTGCTTGTCATTGCCTACTTCTTATGCGCAGGAACAAACGTATACGATAACGGAAACACAGTTGACCGAGCTCGAGAATACGTACAAGACGAAGGAAAGCAGATTGATGACGCTCGAAACGAAGCTGAACGTGCTGACTCAAAACTCGACCGAGCAGGAGAAAGCATTGAGCGAGGCATTGGAGCAGTTGAACGAAGCAAAGAATCTGCTGACAGAAGCAAGGCAGAACTTGAGGAATGTAAACGTCTCATTGACGAATGCAAAAGCGACAATCGCAAAATTGGAGGAATCCTTAACGATGTTAGAGCAACAGGTAAAGACGTTGGAACATCAGCGCAATCTCGCTAAGCGGCAAAGAAATGTATGGTGTTTTGTTGCCGGATCACTCGCAATTTACGAAGCAACGAATTGATTTTAAGGGCTAGGAAACTAGCCCTCTTTTTTTATTGCCCGAAGTAAGGTAGAATGAAGAGGAAATGAAATATACGGCTAACGTTATGAAGGAGGATAAAATGAAGGTAAAGACATTATGTGTTGCTTGTGCTTTGCTTTTAATGGGTTCTACTGCGTCTGCTTTTCAAGTGGAAACAAATGGGCATGTCGTACCTCTTTTTAAAGGTTATGAAATTCAATTTGAATATTTTAAAAAAGTGATGACGATAAAATGTCCGCATGATGGAGGTATTACGTCCTATTCTGTGGCTGGAAAAGAAGCATCTTTGATGCGCTCGACAGATACATGTCCTCATGTTCCAGTTGTGTCAGCACCCTCATTCACGTTTTATCAAGATGATATTCCTTACTTAATTGCCGATGACTATTGTGCATGGAAGAAGGGCGCAAAGAACTCCGCATTTCCTGAAACATGGGAACGACATGCAAAGTAGCAATTTGCTAAAATGCGTTATAACTCCCACCTAAATTTAGGTGGGAGTTTTTTATATGTTCGATAAATCTTATTTATGGGAATCGAAATTTATAATGACGTTTTTTATGTAAGGCTTACAGTAAACCTTACTGTAAGGGGTCATGTAAGGCTTACATTGTATAAATATGCATGCGTTTTGTTAAAAATATTACAATTATACAATGTGAGGCTTACAGTAAGTATGAGTGTAAGGCTTACAGTAAGCATGACTGTAAGCCTTACAAAATCTTACAGCAATTTTGCAACTGCTGAACCATAAATAAAAGTATGTCAAAAAATACGCAATATACAAGTTATACGCCTTGCTATTAACTGATTTTGTATAAATACACATAATTAGTGCATCGTGTAAGGCTTACAGTAAACCTTACTGTAAGGGTATATACAGTTATTATATTATATATATAATAAATATATGTAAATTGAGAAATGGCAGTATACACATTTAAAAAATTGTTTCTTGCAAATGTTAACCGGTAAGCGTATAATGCAAGAAAAACATAGTAAACTAACTGTTTTGAGAGAGAAAGGAGGAAAGTATCTTATAGCTATTATTGATTTTTAAAAGGAGAGAAGGAAGAATGGAAGGTGTCCGAACGGCGAATGATTATTTTTGTGATTACGTAAACAATAGCACGCCAAAAGAAAGATATAGCCCTGATGTCATTAGTTTAACGAAAGAATTTAAGAATGAGCTTTTTCGAGCAATACCGGAAGAATCGGATCAGTTATATTCACTCATGATCGATGCTGCCGCAGAGTACGAATTGTGCGGATTTAAGGCTGGGTTTAACTATGCAGCAAATCTCATGCTTTCGCTACTGATTGCCGGAAATAAAGGTAAGCCACCTGAGGAGTTAATACAAATTGACAAATGAATAGCCAGGCATCTCTAATAGCGAGATACCTTTTATTTTTAGCCATTTATGTAAATATATAACTTTACAAAATAAGGAGAATGTAGTATAATATAGTGGAAGGGTAAAAAGTACCCGACAAGTTTTTTGAAAAGTTAACAGGAGGCACAACATGAAATTTCTTAATGAAAAAGAAAAGGCACTTTTTGAATACTGTTTAGCCCGAAAATTCGGGACTCCCGAAGAAACCCATAGGTTATATGCATGGATAGATGTACTTCGCGCACGAGAAAGAAAATGGGAGCGTATGATTATCGATTTTGCGATAGAAGGACAGTTTACGAAAATCCCTAATGCAGCGGAAAAGGTAAACAATGCTAGAGAAGCAATTCGTGATGCATATGCAAAAATCAAAACCATCAAAGAGGAATTAAAGAATTCCCAAAGGTGTTAGGGGTTATGGCAGGTAAGCATATTCCTTTGAAGCTAAAATAAAAAGGTACTAGGCATCTCAAAGAATGAGATGCCTTTATTTTTTGCTGTTTTCGTAAATAAATCACTTTACAAATCAAGCAAAATGTAGTAATATATTTACAGTAAAGGGAATAGTTAGTAAATAACAGGAGGAAACAAAGATGAAGGTTTATGAGATCACCGTAAAAAGAGATACAAAAGGCGAAAAATATATTTTGGAAAGACACTTCCTTTACACACTCAAAGGAAATGCCAAAACGGCATTTGCGTGTGCAATGAAGGAGATGGGATGTAAAAAGTCCTTTGATGAAATTGAGAAGTTTGTCGAAGGAAGCATGGAAATGGGGTGCAGTTACAAAAAGCATGGAAAATGTTATGTGTTTAATGAAGAAATGACGTGCGAGATCGAAATTGAAGCATATGAAGTTGAAAAACTTCCACCCTTGGAAGAAAAGCTAAATGCACCATGTTGGGAAGTATCTGATCTTGTAAAAATGAAATAGATAAAGCAGGTAAAGTGGGAAAGGGTTTTCCCACTTCGGGGATAAAGAAAATTTAGTAAACAGGAGGAAACCTAAAATGACTAAAGAAGAAATGAATGTAGAGTTAGCTCGTGTGTTAGCATCAAAAACCAACCGCCCAAGTCGAAGAGATGAAAGCGTCAGCAGAATTCTTGAAAGCCTACCAAAGGGGGCAAAAATTCTTTTCACAGAAGCCCGAGATGTTTATGAATGGGATATAATTAAAGATGATATTGATAAGTATGAAGAAAATGAACTGAGCTTCCGCTCCTGTATTATGACAAAGGTGCATGGAACTATTTGGATGACTTATGATAAATACATCAATAAAAAGGTTCTGATTGATATGAGCTTTCCTTCCGAACCTGGTAATGCATTATCCATTGTAATTCTATAAAATAAAAAAGAACTGGGCAATAAAACCCGGTTCTTTTTTATTATCTGCTATTCGAAGTTGTCAAGATCGATGGCATATCCCATGGACTCCCCGACGTGTGTAACAGTCCCATAAATGGTTATAACCTGCCCAATATCCATATTGGACAACTGCTCTCTTTGCTTCTCTGATTGTATGTTTATTAAGATTGGAATAATTTGCACATCTACGTCGGGCGAACATACAGTAAAATAATCGCCGTCGCTGTCAATAACGTCAATTTTAGCGTCTTTAATAGCAACATTGCGGTTATTATATTTCTTCTTTGCACGCAGCGCGTTAGTGTTCAAGTCGTCCATTAGAGCGGAAGCCGTTGTTTCTACATATTCTTTTTTTGCAGTGTCCGAGCCATCTGTATTGCTTAGAAGTTTAGCAAGCACTGATTTTTCACTGGCTTTTGTCGGATCAGAAATCTTCTCTTGCTGACTAGATACCGAAGCGGATGAGGGAGCGTCTTGCTTATCTTTACACCCGCAAAAACACATCCCTGTGAAAAGAACTGCAACAATAGTAATAGCTATTTTATGGTGATAATTGGAGCGTCTAATCAAAATAAACCTCCTGCAAACTAATAAATAAATTTGTGGTATAAACCGTTGCGGAAAAGAATGGAGTCTATATGCCCGTCTCGAACGGTGATTTGCTCGATAGTTCCTACAATAAATTCGCGCGTGATATTTACGTCTACAGTGCGTGCTAAACGTTCGTAGCTAATGTAATTCCTCGACGCAAGCTGCTGGGAAATAACAAATTCACTAGCTTTTCTCAAAAATTCAGAATCAGTGATATCCGAGTGTATGTCAGTTTTTACAAGCTCTGAAATTTCCGCTTCCGTTTTAGCTATGTTATCTGTAATTTCAGCTTTTTTAGCAACAAAATCTGCTTCTGACATAGACGATTCACTATAAAGGTATAGCGTAGTCAGGCGATCTAATGCCCTTTTTAGCTTACTTTGCTTTGCACGTAGTGTAAATAGTTGCTTGTCAGGCTTTGCAATTTTTTTTATAGCTTTAGTTTTACCGAATATCTTTTCACTGGGGTTAAGCGTATGAATTAGACGCAATGTATCTAATAAACTTTGAGGCGATAATCCTTTTACAGAGCTAAAAGTATATCCCGATAATAACTGGCGTTGCAATTCATCTGTCGTTGTAATATCTTTAGCGTGCTTCTGTACTTTTAAAAGATTAACAAAGTAGTTAAAAACAAAATCACCAAGGGTTAAATCGGAGACGGAATTATTAGTACATTTTGTTTTACTGTACCGCCTTGTCGGACATCCATAGCGCCCCATCTTCCATCCTTTTTTCGTATCTGTGGTTGCAATGTAGCGTCTGCCGCAATATGCACAGGTAACCAAACCACCAAAGACATGAACGTTGTTTGACGTGTAATAAATGTTGTTTGCCGCAATGAGTTTGTAATTTGAGCGAAGCATTTCTACAATTCGTTCCTTTTGCTTTAAAGAGATCAATGCCGGATGATGGTTTGGTATCGTTACCCATTCAGACTGATCCTTTTCCTTTTGACGACATCCATCCTTGAGCCGATTATATTGATAGCATCCGGTATACCAGAAATTTTTTAGGATAATTCGTACGGAAATAGGCGACCATTCATTTCCTGCACGAGTTTTATAACCACTGTCATTTAAAATGCGAGTAAGGTTAAGCAAAGAACTATTTTGTTCGTAGGTATCATGGATTAAGCGCACTATCGGTGCTTCTTTTTCGTTAATATAAAATTCCTTCTTTTCTGAATTATAGCTATAGCCAAAAGGGACGCGCCCGCCGTTCCATTGTCCATTCGAAGCCCTTGAAATCATTGTTGCCGTTACTCGCTCACTTGTCATGTTTCTTTCAAGTTCAGCGAATACAAGGATAATTTTTAGCATTGCTTCGCCCATGGCGGTAGAGGTATCGAATTGCTCATTTTTGGAAACGAACGTAACACCTAAAGATTTTAATTCCTCGTACATGCTGGCAAAGTCAAGTAGATTGCGACTGATACGGTCAATTTTCCAAACTAGGACATGCGTAAAAAGCCCTTGCCTAATTTGCTTCATCATGGATTGAAAGCGTGGGCGATCCATGTTTTTACCCGAGTATCCAGCATCTTCAAAAATTACATAGTTGGTAGTATGAAGCATAAGTTTTGTATAAGCAATTAAATCCTGACGCTGCATAGGGAGTGAGTCTTTATCAATTTGATGTGTTGTCGAAACACGGATATAGATGGCTACCCTTGGATCAGTCATGGATTCTTACACCTCTTTTGAGATCAACATTTATAATGATACCTTGCGACTAGTGGCATCTATCGTTTGAGCTATTTTAAAGTCGATATAACTTAAAACTTCCTGCTGAATTTCTTCGGGGAGCTTGTGAAATTTACTGATTAACATTTTATCCAGTTTTGTGGCAAATGGAATGGCAAAGTTTTTTGATTCCGCACCTGTAATAATGTAGTCAGTAGATACGTTAAAATATCGCGAAATGTCAGCGATAGTATTAACCTTAGGTGATCCACGTCCCTTTTTCCAGTCCGTAACGGCGGTATGGGAAATTCCGAGATCAGAAGTTAATTTTGCGGCTGTTACATGATGTTCATACATTAAATCTAAAATGCGCTGAACCACAGGTGACATAGTAATCCTCCTTGAAGTTGGAAAAATACGTTTATTATAGTTGACTTTTACGCTATTTCCGTATATAATATGATTGTACAAAATAAAAGACAATATATAGATATACATATGTAGCGAAGAATTATATATAATTCTTATATAACATTTGTATACAAGTATTGTAGCACAGTTCTGTACAAAAGTTGAGAGTTCCGTTACGAAAGGAGGGAAATTATGGAAAAAGCCAAGAAATTATCGTGGTCAGTTCGCGTGAAAATTGCGATGTTAGAAAGAAATATGACGGTAGCAGAGCTTGCAAAAAAAATTGGACGCAGTAGACCGTATGTATCGTTAGTAGTGAGTGGTAAGCTCATTGCACCACCAACGAACCGAATGATCTCCGACGTTTTAAATGTAAGCTGGACGGAGGATGATTATCGTGGATGAAGTAGTAGCCCGAATGGAAGCGTACCTGAAAGAAGAGTTTGGGTTCAATAACCGGGAAGAATTTGAAAAAGCGTATGAAACATATTCCGGATTGGACATTTCCATTATGGCAGGAGGAAAACATCTTGAAGAAAAGGACAAGGATCAAGTGGAAGAATGTTATTAAGGCAACTGCTTTAGTAGTTACGGTAGGTGTAGGCGTTTCTTGTGTCTGGGCTAACAAAGATACGCCTGAACCTACGGACTTAAACCCTAAAATGATTGCGGAAGCACATATTCAGGAAGAAGGGTTTAAGGAGTACAAGATTCCGGTTGAATTTGCGGCTGAAGGTGGCAAGATGGATGTTAGGACACAGAAACGAACATGGTATGCTTGCCACGGTTATAATGTCTCATATCCATTAGTGCTTGCGATTATCGAAGCAGAAAGTGGATACCATGCCGAAGCAAGAAATAATCATGCTGGTGCCATTGGATACATGCAGATTGTTCCGGGCTGGCATCAAGCGCGTATTTCTCGCATGCACGCTGACATTGAGAATTATCCAGTTGATAATATCCTTGTCGGTATCGATTATCTTGCGGAATTACAAGAGCATTGTATCGACGAAAACTATCTTCTTATGTCTTACAACATGGGATTGTCAGAAGCAACAAGACTTTGGCAAATGGGAATCCATTCAACCGAATATAGCCGATACATTTTAAACAGGAAGAAAGAGATCACGAGAGAGCTTGAAGGAGCATATCTCTAATTTTTTTACAACAGAAATCAGACTTTACCGTTATAGTAGTTGCAACTATACGGAGAAGTCGGAAAGGGACTGGCATGTGTGAAATTTGTGGAGGAGTTTTTGAACATTTCCCAGGGTGTCCATATGAACCCGAGCCCAAAGGGATTTATGAATGCTGCATTTGCGGAGCACCTATTTGTGATGGAGATAAATATATAAATGGAATCAAAGGGTACGTTTGCGAAGATTGTGTGCAAGATTTATCCATTGATGAGTTTATGGAAATCACAGGTGAAGAGTTCGAGGTCGCAAGGGAGAGAAAAGAATGAATACAAAAATTGTTGCAAATAATGACGCTTTAGCCGAAGTTAAAAAACTCATGAAAACTGACGATGTAAAATCTAGGTTTAGCATGGCGCTTGGAGGAAAAGCACCGCAGTTTATGATTTCTATCATTAACGCAGTAGCAAACAACGGCAGACTTAAACACTGTAATCCTAATTCGATTATGGCGGCGGCAATGGTAGCGGCATCTATTGATTTACCTGTAGATTCTAATCTGGGGTTTTCCGCTCTTGTTCCGTATAACGACATCTGCCAGTTTCAGATGATGTACAAAGGCTATATTCAGTTAGCTATCAGAACAGGCGCTTACGAAAAAATGAATTGCGCGGAAGTCTATGCGGATGAACTGGAAATGTACAACCCAATCACAGGAGAGTGCATTTTTACCGAAAACTTTTCCTCTTGTAAGGACAGAAAAAACAAGGATTTTAATAAAGTTGTTGGGTACTATGCGTGGTTTCGGTTAAAAAGTGGATTTATTAAAGAACTGTATATGAGTAAAGCGGAAATAACTGAACACGCCAAAAAGTATTCTAGTGCTTATCGTAAAGATTTGTACGAAAGAACAAAGTTAAGTCAATGGAGCATTAACTTTGATACGATGGCAAAGAAAACGGTTTTGAAACTGCTTCTTTCCCGGTGGGGAGTCCTTTCTGTTAGTATGCAGCGTGCCATTGAAGCAGATCAAAAAACATTCGATGCTAACGGAAATGGAAGCTACGGCGACAATCAGCCCGATAATTTTACTCTTAACGAAGTAACAGAACCGCAGTTCAATCAAATACCTTACGAAGAAACAAAAAATAAGACTACAGAAGTGGAAATGGAGGAGTTTAGAAATTGAAACTGGAAGAAAGCACGTACTATAGCAGCGAAGCAAATAAAGAATATATGAGCGTATCGCAGTATAAGGATTTTGTTGGTACACCCGGTCATGCAGGTTGCGAGTTCTGCGCCATGAAAAAAATGAATGGGACGTGGTCGGAAGGCATGAACAATGCAATGATGATTGGATCTTACGTTGACCACTATTATGAAGGAACTCTCGAACCGTTCAAAGCGGAGCATCCTGAAATTTTTAAGAAAGACGGCACGCTAAAAGCGGAATTTATGAAAGCGGAGTCTGTTATTAACCGAATTAACAAAGATGAGTATTTCTTGAAATATCTTGCTGGGGATAAGCAGGTTATTATGACGGCGGATCTCTTTGGAATTCCGTGGAAGATAAAAATGGATAGTTATTTCCCCGGTGTCTGCATTGTGGACCTTAAGGTGATGCAGTCCATTCGTGAAATGTATTATTCGCGACAGTTTGGCTACATGGACTTTATTAGATATTGGGGCTACGACATTCAGGGGGCGATTTATCAGGCAGTCGTGGAAAAGAATACCGGAAAGAAGTTGCCTTTCTATATTGCTGCGGCATCGAAGGAGTACGAGCCTGACATACAAGTAATTCAGATAACGCAGAATTATCTCGACGATGCACTAGAAAGCGTTAAAGCCAATCTCGAACGTGTCATTGATGTAAAAAAAGGGAAAGTTATGCCGCGTAAATGTGGAGCGTGTGCATGCTGTAGACACTACAAAAAACTTTCACACGTTATCGGCATTCAGGACATTATCAATAAACAATAGGAGACGAAATGGTATGGATCTCGGTACACGAAACGGTCATGGGGGCAAAATTGCGACGACTAGCTAAAGCGTTAGGTTGCAGTCAAAACGAAGCCTTAGGTATACTTGTACGCCTTTGGTTGTGGGGGATGCACAATGCTAACGAAGCCGGAGAAACAGATGCAAGCAAAGAGGATGTAGCAGATGTGTTAAATGTCGGACTGTCTAAACTGCTTGAACCCGAAAGGGTTATCGAAGAGTTAATCGAGGTTGGCTATCTCGACAAGGTGGAACCAATTCGACTACATGACTGGGCTATTTGGCAAAAGTGGTGGTATAAGCGTGAGCATGAACTTGCTAAAAATCGAGAATATGTGAGACGTTTTCGTGAAAAGCAGAAGGGAACCGAAGCACCGCCAAAGAAAAATCGAAATGAATATCCGAAAGAGTTTGAGGAATTTTGGAAAGAATATCCTCGCAAGATTGGAAAAGCGGATGCCTATAAATGTTACAAAGCTCGAATTTCGGATGGCTGGACGCCCAATGAGCTTATTGAATCTGCCAAGAATTATTGCGCTTATGTAAGAAAAACTAACACGGAGCAGACGTACATAAAGCACCCCAAAACGTTTTTATCAGCATCCACTCCATTCTCTGATTATTTATCGAAGCAAGAATCTCAACCTCAAATTGTGGAAACAAATGAAAACGATCCCTTTAGCGATTGGAGATGATAAACATGCAGGAGTTAGCACGATGCCCCCAATGCGGCGAATACATTGAAAGAGTCGTTGCGTTTCCGGCAATGGACGGCACGAAGCAAATGGTAAATCGTGTTATGCCGGTTATGTGTCGTTGCGAAAGGGAAAGAGAAGCGGCAAAAGAACGTAAAACGAAGTACGAACACGATATGAGAGTAGTAGGAAGGTTGAAAAAAGAGTCATTGCTAGATGCACGGCTTGCCACTGCAAGCTTACAAAACTATACGAAAAGCGAAGGAAACGCATTTGGATACAAAGTAGCTGAAAGGTATATTGCGAAGTTCTCAGAACTAAAAAAGAAAGGGCAAGGACTTCTGTTTTGGGGCGATGTGGGCACTGGAAAAAGCTATACGGCTGCTGCTATTGCTAATGCGTTAATGGAACGCCGAGTATCGGTTATTATGACATCTCTCATTAAGATCTTGTCAAAGGTTGGAAATACAGGAGTTTGCGAGGATACTATCGAAAATCTCAACCGCCCGCAACTGCTTATCCTTGATGACTTCGGGGCAGAGCGTAGCACGGACTACGTGCTTGAAAACGTCTACAACATTATTGATAGCCGCTATAGAAGCGGAAAGCCACTCATTCTTACAACGAATCTCACACTGGAAGAAATGAAACAGACTGACGATCGGCGATACCGAAGAATATATGACCGTGTATTTTCGATGTGCTTCCCTGTTCGATTCACTGGCGAGAGTTTCAGAAAGGTTTCGGCAGTTCACAGATTTGATGAAATGCAAGAGATTATGAAAGGGTGATTGAAATGTTTGACAAGGCGAGGAATGACACATGTGATGACGAAATTCGTATTCCGAGAGACCTGTTCGAGGCTACTGTTCATGGGTTAAAAAAAGGAGCTAAAAATAGCGAAAAAATAAACCCTGAATTTGGTCGCGGACTGACATTTGCTACAGATGTGTTAAAGGGATTTGTAGAAGAACATGGAGAATTTGTATGTCAGAAATAAATTCGTTTTTTATCGCTGGTGAAGTTCAAGCGAAGCAAAGACCTAAATTTAATGGGCGCTTTGCTTATACGCCGAAAGAAACAGTGTCATATGAAAATCTAGTCAAGCTCCAGTATCAAGCACAATGCGGAAACTATAGATACCCTGATGACGTTCCGCTTATTGTTGCAATTTTCGCGCATATTGAACCACCTCAATCAGCGTCCAATATCAAAAAAACTCGGATGCTAAATCAAGCGGAATATCCACTCAAAAAACCTGATGTGGATAATGTCGCAAAGATCATACTGGATGCACTAAACGGCATCGCATATAAGGATGATAAGCAAGTAGTTACATTGATTGTTAAAAAGTCATATGCCGGAGAAAGCGGTGTGGGCGTAACTATTTCAGAAGTGGAGGCAAAAAATGAGTGAGTTAAAGATTGGCACCAGAGTGGAATGTAAAGCGTTGGGCAAAGGAACAGTAATTGGATATGACGAGACAGATACGTCATATTACATCAAAGTACATTTTGACAACGGAAGAAACGTTAACTGCTCCAAAGATGGGTATATTGAATTTACTAAAAATTGTCCACCGTACACGGTTAAGGCTATAACCGAAGAATGTAAAACGGATAAAATCAACCCAAACTATTACAAAGGGAACATCGAATGTATCGAAGCTATCAAGGCTAGTATGACATGCGAAGAGTATAGAGGTTTTTTGAAAGGACAGGTCATGAAATACACATGGCGATACAGAGAGAAGGGCGGTGTTGTCGATTTACAAAAGGCGGGATGGTATCTCGATAAACTTGTAAAAGAGCAGTCTCTTGATGAAGTACGGCATATGCCCGTGAATGAAAAATGAAGTGGGATAAAGTAAACCGCTATTGCTTCACTCCTGCTAGGCACTATGGATATACAGCAGTTTCGTTAGAGTTGATTACGCCAAATGACAAGATGGACGAACTAAAGAATTTGCTTGAATCCGGCAAGTGCATAGTGGAAGCTAGAAAGTTAAAAATCAAGCGATCTCTATCGGCAAATGCTTATTGCTGGGTTGTGTGTGACGCATTAGCAAAAGTGCTACATTCGACAAAAGAGGATGTATATCGGACGGCAATACGAAATGTTGGAGTATGGGACACGATAGCGGTCAAGCCGTTTGCTTACGACTCTTTCCGCAGGAAATGGGAAAGCCACGGAATCGGGTGGTGCGTGGACATAGAAAGCAGACATCTGGACTATTGGGAGATCCGAGTTTATACAGGTTCGAGCTTATACACGAAAGAGCAAATGTCCCGAGTGCTTGAGTGGCTGGTTGAAGAAGCGGAACGGCAACACTTAGATGTAAAAACGCCCGAAGAAAGGAAGAAGCTCATTGATGAGTGGGAAAGAGAACGTTATGAAGATTGAGAAGGAAGAACGAATTAGGCTTACTCCTGCCGGATATAAAGCAATTTGCGCCATGGTTGACAGAAGAGCAAGCCGTGACGGTTATCCTCGGTGTGAATGGTGCGGCAAATCTATCGGAAAAATGGATCACCACCACATTCGCTACCGTTCAGAGTACGGCAGCGATACGTTAGAGAACCTAATCCTTCTCTGTCGAGATTGTCATGATGTATATGCACACGGAAAGAAAAAGCACCTTTACCAAAAAGATTTTATTGACTGCCGAATGAATGCTGAACCTATTAAGACGTGGAATATCGTTCATCAGAATGAGGCGCAAGCTATCTATAAGAGGTACGCTAAACGAACGCGAGGGTATAAAAGAAGAGTTGGTGCGGAGGAGTAAAAATGATTACATACCGAGGGATGCACGCAAATACCGTTGAAGAAGCGTTAAACCTCTTTGGTGAGGCAGAAACTGTATACATTGCTGCAAATTACGATCCGTTCATAGCGGAGGCTAGACACCATGCCAGAATCCGAAAAGTGAAAGAGCTCATGCAGAAGGAAGTTTTCGGGTATCAGATAGTAGATAAAGATTATGTTTACAGAGGAGAAAAGTATCACGATCATCACATAGATTTATATTTGTAAGGAGTAGTTAATGTGTTTAAATCTGAAAGATACCCGACAATGAATCGTGTGAGACATATGCTTAGAGAAGCTGGTTGTTTCGTAAGGTATATGCAGCCACTTCATTCGGAAAAAAGATTTTTAATGAAGTTGCGCGCGATGAAATGTAAAAGGAGGAAACTTAAATGAATATCGCCATCGGAAGTGATATGTATTTGTGCCACCCGAAAGTTATTAAGTTTGCAAAAGTTGGACTGTTCAGACAGACCGTCCTCATGGTGGATGGAAATGTCGTCAAGAAATACAAAAACGAAGAGGAATTAAAAAAGGACAAGGAGCTACTTTCGTTCACTATCGGATTGTCTGAACCTGTTTGCGTTCTTAAAGGAGGAAATGAAGATGAATAATGTAAAAAATGTTGGAGAAGGTAGATTTTTCAAGGTTGTAAAAGGTTGCCCATTTGTTGTACGACTGCCCGAACGCAGCACAAAATATTCTGCCGGGTATGATTTCTTCTGCCCGTATCCAGTTGCAATTGCGCCGGGACAGACGATCAAGATTAAGACGTGGGTAAAAGCTCGCTTTCCACGAGGTGAGTTCTTAATGATTTGCGATCGCTCGTCTTTTGGAATTAAGAAGCATCTTACAATTCCAAACGGTGTAGGCATTATTGATAGTGATTATTACGGAAATGAAAATAACGATGGCAATATCATCGCTGCGCTGTATAACTTCGGGAAAGAACCTGTACAGATTAACACCGGGGATAAAATTTGCCAAGGCATCTTTATTCCGTTCAAGGTCACAGATGACGATACAGCGACTGGTGAACGTACTGGCGGAGTAGGGAGTACTGGAAAATGAAGATTGGTATAATTGACGCCGATCTTGTCGGTAGAAAAAATCATAGATTTCCAAATTTATGTTGCATGAAAATATCGGCTTTTCACAAGGACATAGGTAACGATGTGAAACTGGTACTCGATTGCTCAAATTTATCCACCTTTGACATAGTTTATGACTTTGATTACGTACTTGGAGATCAAGAAATCGAGAAAAGAGTATCAAAAGTGTATTTATGGGTTCTGTGTTTTTTCATGGCTTGTGATGATGCAGGATTGAGAGGTTGAAGATGAAACTTAGAGAATTAGTGAACAAAATTGATAACGATATAGTTTTATGGATAGTTAGAGCTCCGGACACTAACGTTCTATTTAAAAGAGAGAACGCTTCTGACGTTATTCCAAAGAATTTACTTTGCATGGAAGTCGGAACGTTTTTCCCCAGTTGCAACGGACTGGACATAGAAGTAAAAAGAAATTCTAGGAAGGGTAGCTTTCGGGAATTGCTTAACCGCCTCAATAGTTACGAGTGTATCGACGTGTACGTCGTCAACCGTGACGGTACGAGAAAAAAAGTATATTCTGAACAAGCTGTACTTCGAACCAGTGAAGAATATGACGATTGTTTGGTAAAAAGAATTAGCCCCCATAAGTCTGAATGGGGCGATAAAATCGAAATAGAGATAGAGCCGTGCGAAGAGGAAGATACGCAGGAGGGAAGAAATGAAAGAGGAAATTAAATTCAAAGTAGGAGATAGGGTATATAACCCGTCTCATGGTTATGGTGTAGTGACAGAAATCAAGGATGATGAGCAAGAATATCCTATTGTAGTAACGTGGGAAGAAAAGCAACATGGGTGTATTAGCATATTTACTCCGGAGGGTTTTGCAGTTAAAGGGCTTAACTCTGAGGACGATGACCTCACTCTAGTTGAAAAGGCATCATTGAAGGGAGAAAAAGAAATGGAAGAGGATAGCAAATTCCAAGTAGGTGATAGGGTATATGCTCCCTTTCATAAGTATGGAACTATTGTAGAGATTGTTGATACTGATGCATCATATCCTATTACAGTCAGATGGGATGAAAGTCGCTACAAGCTGGGGGGTGACCTCAGCACATTTACTGAGGATGGCTATTTATTCTTTGGTGATAAGACAGAGAATACAAAAATTACTAAGATTGAGGGGGAAAAAATGGGACAGATTTCAGGAGTTATTGACCACAACATTGCAAAAAAGATGACTGAGGATAGCGAAAAAGTGAGTACCGATAATGAAATTTTTCATGTAGGCGATCGTGTTCATACTCTTTTTAATGGTTATGGAACCATTATAGGAACTCATGGAGCTGACCGTGATTATCCTATCCTAGTCAAATGGGATATTGACACAAATAATTTAACTGAAGAAGTTAGTACCTACACTGTTGATGGCGAATACTATGCCCGTAATCATGACCCTGCATCTGCACTTACTGTAGTTAAGGACGAAAGCACTATTGAACGTATGGAAGATGCACTCTCCAAGAAAGTTGAAGATGCCGTCAATCCAGCACATTACAAGGTCGAAGGTCTTCCAGAAGCCTATGATATTATGACGCACCTGATGAATAGGGAACAACTGGAAGGCTTTTTGTGGGGGAATATCATTAAGTATGCCTATAGATATGGGCGTAAAGGCGACGAAGCAGATACAGCAGGAAAGATTAAATGGTACGCACAGAAGCTGAAAGAATTAGGGGAGTGTGAAAGCGAATGACACTTAAAGAACTCTTGGAATGGGCAGAAAAGAATGACTGTTTAGATTGTGACGTATGTGTACAGTACAGAGATGGTGGGGGCTTGTATCATGGAAGGGACTATGATATTCATCCGACACTGGAAGAGACTAATTCTAAAAAGGTTGTCGTACTGTAGGAAAGGAGAACACAATGAAACTTAAAGAACTTTTGGAAGTAATCCCCGAAAATTATGAAATTGGTCTTGCAAATTTTGATAAAGACAACGGCATTATTGTTTACGGCACGAAAGAGGATGCCATTCAGAAATTTGCTGAAAAAGAAAAGTTTATCAAAGAGCAGGTCGAGGGCATGAATGTCATCGCAATTCATCCGGGAGCTACAGCATATCTACCCACTGGTGTAAAGTTGTTTGGTGATGATATGATTGATTTTCATATTAAAACCCAGCTCACGATTGAAATTGTATAAGGAGGAACAAAAATGGATGATGTAACACAGATTATTGATGACTTTCGTAGGGTGTGCAAGAAAGTTCAGCCTGATCTTACTGCCCACGATGGGTCTATCACAGTAATTTACAAGAGAAATTCTTTTGAAGACTTATGGGAAGCTATCGGAGAACTGTATTATACACTTGTAGCTTCCCATATTCCGACAAAGTATCTCAATATTGATGTTGCATACCATACTGTAAAGATCAAACTTGACTACAAGGGTCTTAAAGTATTGTTTCCAGTTTACGGAGAAGAAGAATGAATTTGTGCGATGTTTATATAGAAAAGATTATCGAAGTCAGAACATACGATAACTATGTAATCGCAATCCTTGATACTGATTGCTGGGGGTGCAAACGGAAAGGCGAAAGGGTATTTTTCTCGAAAGAGGAATGGGAGAAAGCGAAAAAAGACGGTAAGTATCTTGCTTAGAATGGATGAAATATATAAAGAAAGGAAGAAAAAATGAAAGAACGGACAAATCCTTCGCCAAATGAAGTGTGGCGTCATTTCAAGGGTAGGGAATACAAGATCATTGCTATTGCTGAACACACAGAAACAGGCGAAAAATTAGTGATTTACCAAGCCCGATATGGGAAATACGGGATTTACGCTCGCCCGCTGCATATGTTTATGAGTGAAGTAGACACTGTAAAATATCCTAATGCAAAGCAAAAGTACAGATTTGAGAAAATAACCAATTAGCAAAGAAAGGAATTCAAAGAAAGGAGGAAACAATAAATTGATTACGATAATGAGAAAAGGAAATGAAGCGGTACAGATTACAACTGCGAAGTCGGCGGATCTACACCGTGCCATTGAATATATCACGCTTGTAATAGTTGCGGACAAGCATGGACGATTTATGTTACAAGCAGACGAACGGTATTCGGAAAGTAAAGATACCGATGCGATTAGGAATCATAAGAACATTATTAAACGTTACAAGCTACAAGGGTTCAAGGTAACGAAAGATTAAAAATAGTTAATGTGGAGGCTTAAAATGGATACGATTGAAATCTTAGGAAATTTAACAAAAGACCCTGACGTAAGGGCTACTAAAACTGGCAGCTGCATGGTTAGATTCACTATTGGGTCAAATCGCAAATATCAGGACAGAGCAACTGGGGAAATGAAAGAGGTAGCTAGTTTTATTCCGTGCGTTGTTTGGAATGAGTTGGCAGAGTCAGCGGCAAATTATTTAAAAAAGGGAAAGCGCGTATATATTAAAGGGCGTTGGGAAAGCCGAAAGTATCAAGATAAAAACGGGCAGGATAAATATATCACGGAGATTGTTGTTAATTTCATTGCTTTACCGCTTCCTGTCAATTATCAAAAGCATGGACAGGGACAGTCGCAGAAACAACAGTGGAACAATGGTCAAAACTATGGACAACAGCAGAGCGGCTCATTCGGGCAGTTCGGACAGGCGAAACCCGAAGGGAACTATCAACCGCAGTATCAGGATGAAGATATCCCGTTCTAATTAGTGGAGGCAACGGATGGAGCAAGAAGTACGAACGTTGGGTGACGTAGAACTTACGATTACGGTGGGAAAAATACTGGAACTTGCGAAAGAAGTTGCCAAAACCACCGTAAACGAGATAAACGAACTGGAAGAAAAGAAAAGAGAAGTTTATAGTCCACAAAAAGCAGCTAAAAAAATGCTTTCGGACTATCGAAGATTAAAAAGGGTAGCGACAGATGAGATCCAACCCACGAAAGAAGAAGCGATTAGCTTGCAGTGGGAATATCTTCGAGAGCTTATGGGAAATCCTGATGAAAAGTTATATGCGGAAAAAGTCGCATACATAACAGAACGCAAACTACAGTACAATTATTATAAGGTCAAAAAGATCGAGAAAGCGGTTTCCTTTTATAAACAGGAGTGTGAAGATAACGGAAGCGAAGAATCCTTGCGACGCTACCGAGTTATAGATGCCTTATATATGAATAAAAATAAAGCATCTGTGCAGGAAATAGCAGAGCAAGAACATGTGTCAGAGAAAACAATCTATAAGGATGATAATATAGCGAGAAGTATCATTGCTATTTACTTGTCATCTATGTAAGTCTAAAGATACGTTCTGATCTATCGGAGCGTATCTTTTTTTAGAAATTCTTGTCGACGATTTACTGTTTTAGACAACAAATCACTTTACGAACAAAGCGAAATGTAGTAATATATATACAACAAAGGAAAAAGTTGGTAAACAACAGGAGGCACAAAATGAAGTACAGCAAAATTGTTAAAAGAAGCGGCAGAAAGTTCCGTTACAACTACGAAAGAGGACTTTTTGAATGGATTGACAAGGACGACAATGGCGAATGGGAAGTTATTGACGCAGTAAGGCTCCGAAAAGAAAATTGGGAAAATAAAGAGATTCGCGATGATTATCTGTTCCTTTGGAACATAACCATTGATGATGAGCCTAAATATATGGCAATGGATTAAAAAATAAGAAAGGGGAGTTACTTATGTTTACCGTAAAAATTATGACGTCGGGAGCGGCATTCAGAGATAATTCGAGTGGACAGGTGGATGCAAGTGGGAACTACCCACTTGATCCCACTTCGTGTGAAATCCGCAGATTGCTAAAGCTGATTTCGCAAAATCTTGAAGAAGGTTATACTGGCGGAATTGCCTTTGATTACAACGGAAACAAAGTCGGGGAATGGAAATTGGAGGACTAAAAATGTACGATCCATTTACTAATGACCAAGACAGAGTATGGGACATGCTGCTGGATTTGGAAAATGATAATGAAATTGCGGAAATTGCTGGCGAAGCAACAGAATATGGGAGCGACGTGTATTTCTTTCGAACCCATGAAATTGATTACATAATGAGAGACGTAAACAATGATTTCCTAAGCCTTGCGGAGGCTATAAGCCAGTCAATAGATGAGCATAAGTTTTCTCTTGGGTGTGAATGGCAAGCCTATGCATCGCTGAATAATAGATTTTCTTCCGGTGACGAGCTGGATAAGTTGATGTTTCCTTGGAAAGAGGAAATTATTCAAGGGATTTTAATGGATTCGTATCTAATGGAAAGAGTCGGGTTTACGGAGGAACAGGAATGAGAAGATACAGGATTTTAAAAACAGAGATAATCGAAGATGGACACGGAGTAGCTATTCAGTTTGAGACAGAAGGAAAAATTTACAATCTGTTTTGGCAATGCGGATACGATGGGAAAGGAGGACTGTTTCGAATTCGTGATAATGATGTTAACTCTTGTGACTACTGGTTTTGGCTGGACGATAGCGAGAATGGGTATCCTGATTCATTCTTGCCGGATGCAGACGAATGTGAAAAATATGACTTAATTGAAGATATTGCTGCATGTGCTATCCCCGCTATTGGATCGAGTGCAGACGATGTGTGGGCAAGATAAACTGAGGAAAGCAGAATGAAAATCACGAGAGAACAAATCGAAGCATGGAATAAGAAGGCTGGCAATGGGTTCAAGGTGAACTCACGGCAGGCAATTTTGTGGGGGCAAAAATGTCTCCACAAGTACATTCGAACTCGCACAGAATACGTTTTAGAGGTATCAATCGAATGGCGAACAGAAAGAGACATATGGGGACAAAAATTGGTATATCCTGTTCTGTGGTTTAATGAATGGCATGAAGAAGGGGACTTAATGTCAAGCACGCTTGGAATGGGATACGAAGTGAAATTGCAAGAGGATGGAATAGAGAGAAAAAATTTTAACTACCTTCTTCGGTTATCAAATGCTGATGACGGACTAAAGGATGAGCAACTGCTCCAGTTGTTTTATAAATTATCTCGAGAGAAGGAGGTTCGCTATGTATAAGCGTAAAACGAAGGATGTGTATATTATTCAGGGCAGATATTTAGGAATGCCGGAGGAAGATATTGATACCGCAGATACGTTTAAAGAGGGTAGGTATCTAAAGGGTAACTATGAACTTGCCTTTAGTACTGACTGGAATCTTTACATAGAAAAAAGGAGAGAGAAAATTGAATGTATTTGAAAAGTTTATGAATCCACCGGATTCTCCGTACACGAAGTATCGAGGTATTGGATTCACGCCGGATCAGTTTATTAAAATGACGAAGCAGTATCCACGGCACTTCACGTACTATTGCGAATGCGTAATAACACAAAATGGACTGATTATTCTTGCTTCCCCGTCACATTGCCTTGCGGTAGAGCGTTTAAAAAAGCATGGTTATCAAGGGTTAGTAATGGTTTGGTATGAGGGTATCTGCCCTGACGATACGTCAAAAAAAATGACGAAGGCACAGATTGATGCAGTTAAAAAGCTCGTAGAAGTTGGATTAGTTAGTGGAGCAAGCTATGAAAATTGAAAAGATTACAGTATCAGGATTAAATAGCGCATTAGCGGCTATTGGCTTAAGTTATGGCGATGAATATGATCCGTTTAATTTCAGCACCAAAAAACTTGCAAATACACTTGTTAGCCGTGGGGTAAGTAGCGGAGAGGCAAATTTTCTTGTCGGAGCGCGTGTTGGTATGACAATCACGGCAAGTATAAAGTGGTGGCAACAGGCGCAGCGTTATCACTGGTTTGACATTGTAATGAGCCAGGGCTTAATGCATTGCGTGGCGAAACGCAACTGGACATTTGCGGAAGGAACACCGAAAGAGGTAATAGAGGCGTTTGAGAATAGAGTAAATAAATTTTATGATGCACTGCGAAAGAAAGAAGCGGTAGATAAAAACGTATTGATCTATAGCGTGCCAGTGGGTTTGGAAGAGCGAGCGCGTGTAAATACCAATTATTTGCAGCTAATGAACATGTACAAGCAGAGAAAAAATCACGCGCTGCCGGAATGGCAAGAGTTTTGCAGAGTGGTAGAAACACTCCCGAGGATGAAAGGTTTTTTAAAGGCAACAGGAGAATAA